GTCAGGCCCTTCGGTCAACTTTGCGTGTCCGACCGGCCCCCCTACCCCGTATGGGGTGCAGGTTTTTGTCCATCTGCGTCCCTTATGTCCGTTCTCGGGGTGTAGGTGGTAGCGGGTGGGGCTATGGCGTGTTCGTTCTCATAATCAAGCGGTAGTGCCCCACCGTGTGCCCCGTCGTGTGCCTGGGTGTCACCGTTGTTGTCGAGTTGATTCGTTCCGCTGTTGCTGTGTCGTATGGGTGGGTGCAGGCACCATGGTGGTGGGGTGGGTACCGGGGTGCCGTACCGCCGGCCATGGCCAGTGGCTGTGTCGTCTGTTGTGGTGGTGGTGTTCGCGGGTTGTCGTGTTCACTATCAGGTTGCTGTTGACTCGTTGGGGTTACGTGCCGCAGGCTGGAACCGTGGGTGGGGTGGCGTGTCCCTACCGTGGGTGCCCTCGATGTTGAGCCCCCCGTTTTTGCTGCCCCTTGATTAGTTGGTGCCCTTAAGCATGGGGGTTGTTGGTACCGCCCCCGATTACTGGGTGCCTTTGCGGCTGTTGCATGACCGGCAGAGTACGGCGAGGGGCGCGTCCTCGTCGCCTCCTGCACCGACAGGTACGGGGTGGTCTGCGGTCAGATCTGTGGATTGGTGGGGTTGTCTCTGCCAGCCGGGGCAGATGTCGCCGTGGTCTGCCCGCCATGCTTGGACTGCTTCGGCTCGGCGTTTACGGATTGCTTCAGTGTATGGACGGCGGCGGCGTTTACCCCGTGTGGTGGCGTTGACGATCAACCGGGTGCATGGGTCGCATCGGCCGTTGCGGTTGGAGGTGAGGGTGTGGTTCATGGGGTGGAGTGTCGAGCCGAGGCAGGGCCGCATCATCGGGTGTCTACCTCGCTCAGTTGTCGCCCTCGTTGCTGGTTTGCAGCCAGTCGGTACCGTGCTGGCGCGGCTGGTCTTCGAGGTGGCGGAGCAGGGTCACGTCGATGTCTTGCTGGAAGAAGTACACCGCCTTGACGTTGAGGGCCTCGCGCATCTGCCGCAGCCCGAACCGTTGTGCCGCCTCTTCAGTGATGTCACCGATGTTGCCGATCAACAGGACATCGCTGGGTTTGATGTGCAGCACAGTGGCCTTGCTGGCGAGTTCTTGTATCGCCGGGTCACTCATGACTGTTCCGTCAGGGCTGGGGTTCTGGTATGTGCCGGTCTTCAACGGGGGCAGGTCTGGAGGATCGGGGATGAACGATGGGGTGTTGTCCGGTGGTTCAACAGGTTCGGGGGTTGAATCTGTTGGTGCCCAGCGGTGGGACTGTCTGCGCATCACTGTGCCTCCGGTCGGTCAGTCATTGGTGATCTTGATGCAGATGTCATGGGTCGCTGCCTCGGTACGGGATTCGGTCAGATACCGGTCGCCGTCGCCGTTGAGCGCATACACCTTCGCGTGGACTGTCTCAAAGTCACAGTGAAGACCGATCAGATCGTCAATGTCCAAGCCGAGAGCCTGAAGGAGTTCGTCATACCGCTTGCGGGGGATCGTGTCCGGGACACCGGTGATGTTCATGCTGGGTCTCTTTCGGGAAGTTGGTTCCGGCCGGCACTTCCCATACCGGCCGGAAGTCTCAAGTAATGGTGGGTAGTGCGTACGCCAGGAGGGCGCATGCCGCGCCCAGCAGAGCCAGGGACACGCGGGAGCCGGTGGGGAACGCCGCGACCACGAGCAGGATCACGGCAGTGAGGTACAGGATGGTTTGCCACATTGCGGGCTTCCCTTACATTGCGGGACAGGTCGTGTATGCGCGGCGGTGCGACCTGTTCGTTTTCTGCCGGGTGTCGCGTTCAGCGATCACGAGTTCGTTGAAGTAGTAGAGGCGGACACCTTTACGGTTGTGACCTGCGACGTTGAGTTGCTGGCGTTGTCCGTTTTGGTTGGTCCAGCCGCGTGTGTGCCAGTGCCGTATGGCTTTGGGGTTTACGCGGAGTCGCTGGCTGGCTTGGCTGGCGGTGACGAGTTCCTGCATTTCAACCCCCGTACATGACGAAACCCCACCATAAGTGGGGTCGCGGATTGCCTAGCTTTAAACTATAGGGACACACGAGTTTTGTCAACTCCTGCGCCCACTGCCGTTGAAGCTGGTCATGATGTCCGTTCCTGTTGGTCCGGGTGGCCTGGGAAGTAAATGCCGCAGGACGTGTGGGTGCAGGGATCGTCGGGTGGCAGTAGTTCGTATTCGCTGGTTTTGATGTTGTAGTGCCCGTGCCGGTGGTCGGCGGTCAGGAACCAATGGACGTAGCCGCCGCAGCCAGCGGCGTGAACAATGTTCAAACCGGTTGTCTGGGCGATACGGCGGGTCGATCGTGGTGATAGTTTTCGCCAACCCATTACGGTTTCCATTCCTGTTGATAATCCGGGTGGTCAGCGAACGGCAGCGCCAGCTGTTGCAGCACTTCGTAGTAGGTTTCCGGGCCGTCGCCGCCGCACACATGAGTCGTGCCGTTGTCCTCGGACAGGTCAACGTGGGTGTAGACGCCAAGGATCGCCCGTTTCGCGGCGATGTCGGCTAGGACGTACGCGGGGTCATGCATGATGATGTGTTCGCCGGCGCCGGGGTGTATCTCCTCGATGTCACCGGTGAGGAACGCGGGCAGACTCCCGTATCCGGTGTCAGGCGGGTATTCGACCTGCTCCACTGTTCGGAGCGACAGGGGCTGGTGTCCCTGTGCTTCCCCTATGTCGCCGCGCGCGACAACGGTGTCGTTGTCGGACGCCACCCACTGCCAGTGAATGCCGGGGCGTTCTGAGTCAATCGCTGCCTTCGCCGCGGCCTCGATCTCGTCCAGCCTTGCGGTCACGAACTCTACGATGTTCACGGTGTCCATTCCGTTCTGTAGTCGGGGTGATCAGCGAAGACGGCGGCGAGTATCCGCACCACACGGTGCTGTGGGTGTTCTGCCGTGAATTCGAGGCCGTCTTGCCGGTAGAGCTCAGCGTCTTTCAGGTAGGGCGCGAGGATTGCCCGGTTGGCTTCGATCACCTTCAGCTCGTACGCCGGGTCATGCAGCGCAATGTGTTCGGCAGTCCTGCGGGTCTGGTTGCTGCTGAGCGCGAATGCAGTGCACACTTCCACGTCGTCGACGGCGATCACTTCATCATGTTCAGCGTTGAGGTGCCACGGCCCGGGCGAGGCGGCCAGCGCGGCGGTTTCGATCTCTGCGTACCGCGCTTGAAGGAACTCCACAATGCTCACTTCTTGTCCTCCCGAACAATCAGACTGATCTGACCCAGCTTCGCCCGTGCAACGTGCATCTGGCGGACAGCCTTGTCTCGTTCAGCTATCGCAGTAGCAAGGTGCTCTTTCGCTGCGTCCTTGCCGTCGACCTGGCTGATAGTGGCCGATTCGCTTTCGTCGCTCCAGTCCTCTGGCCGCCCGAATATTGGAGACCAGCTCGCGTGGTGATTCGAGTCTTCAAGGTAGATTTCGCCGTCGTCCTGGTGTCTCACCCGGCCGTCGTTGATGCCCCGAAAGCATCTACCGAAGTGATCGGGTGAGTCGCATGACCAACCGACGTGAACGAAACCGTCCGGGGTTTCCCCCGGTTCGGGTGGATACGCGAAGCTACTCATGACTCGTCCTTCCAAACGATTTCGCCGTCTACTCGATACCCGAGACGGTCCAGGATCAACGCGAGCAGGGCAGTCTGCGGGCCGTCGCCGGTACCGGTGTAGGTGAGATTCCCGTCAGTCTCTTTGGCGACCCACACGCGGGGTTCTGGGTGTTCGTAGGTGATGTCGCCGCCTATCCAGGTTCCGGGAAGAACGATCATGTAACCGTCTTTGTCGCGGTCGAAAATTTCCATGCATCGGTCGAAAATGGTCATGTCGTGTCCTCCTTGACTTCCAGCACCAGGACGCCCGCCTTCAACGCGCGGGCCACCATGTCTGCGGTGCCTCGGCCACCGGGAAACGCGATCAGCACATCCAACCCGGAATCGACCATTGCTTGGTTCCTCATAGGCCCGGCTGCGTTGCCATAAATGTGCCAGTTGGCGGGGTGCGGCTCGGTATCCCAACCCAGATCGATGGCCTTATACAGGGCTAGTCGGTCCGCGCCAGAGGCGTCCCCGTGGACAAGTACGGGGGTTCCGGTGCTCTGTGGTTTGTCAAACATCCAAAGAGCTTTTTGGACAACGCTCGGCTTGTAGTAGGTCCGGCCGCCGGTTACTCCGATTCTCACTGGCTGTCTCCTGTAGTGATTCGTCGGATTGTCTCGGGGTCAGTCACATCGTGCTGGGACATGCCGAGGTTGCCTGTCGCCCAGGTCTGCCAGTTCTCCCACGCCCTGCTGGGTGTCGGTCCGGCCTGGCTTTGATAGCGGGAACCGGCAGCGCCAGAACCGTACGGTGCCTCAGCTGGCGAGGACAGTTGGAACACACACAGTTGCCCGATCTTCATGCCCGGCCACAGCGTGATCGGCAGGTTCGCCACATTCGACAATTCGAGAGTGACTTGTCCGGAGAAGCCCGGGTCGATGAACCCAGCTGTGGAGTGAACCAGCAGGCCGAGTCTCCCCAACGAGCTTTTGCCTTCAGCGCGGGCCGCCAACGACGCATCGAGGCTCACGGTCTCCAGGGTCGAACCGAGCACGAATTCACCCGGGTGCAGCACGAACGGTCCATCTTTCACTTCGACCAGCCTCGTGAGGTCCGCTTGCTCCGTGGACGGGTCGATGTGGGTGTACTGGTGGTTGTTGAACACCCGGAACCATTTATCCAGCCGGACATCAATAGACGCGGGCTGGATCAGCGATTCATCGAACGGCGTGATGGTCAACGCCTCAGCGGCAATATGCCACTTCAGGCCGCGGTCAGACAGCAGCATCAGGTGTCCTTTGTTTCGGTACGGCAGTCCTCACAGTTGACTATCCGCCAGTTGGCAGATACGAGGGTGTCAGGTGATGCACCGCATTTCGGTGCTCTATTGAAATCGTCACCGAAATGGATGGTTCCGTTGAACCCCATCGGAACCACCCGGAGCTTGGACAACTGCTCATTGATGTACTCGGGATCGAACGGTGGTTTGTTCATGCGGGCATGCTCAGCTACAACGATTCCGAGGGCCTCGAATTGGGTCGCCCAGTTGTTTAGCCATCGACCAATCCCAGTCAACGGGCTACCGTCGACTGTAACGCCATCCTCATCAATATGGACGAACTCGATGTTTGCCTCACTCATGATCTGCCCCCTCTACCGGAAAGTCGCGGCCCTTCAGCTTTGCCATCCTCCCGTCCGGGTGATGCCAGACGATGCCCTCGTGCCCATACTTGGCGAGGTCTAGCACCGCACGCCGGCACGTCGAGTAATCGAGTTTCGACGGCAAGGTGAACACCTCGGCGTCATCGTGCGAGATGAGACGGTGCACCGGAAAGTTCTCGGGGTTCCTGTTGACCTTCGGTCCGCACAGCTCATAGGTGCCTTCGTGGTATCGCGCCTGAGCGTCAAGCGCTTGGGCGTGGAACTTCGCGAACGATGACTGCTTGATTGGTTCCCAACCCGTGAATTTGCCGGTCGTCTGGTCGTGGCCTATTTCGACAAACCCGGGCGGTGGTTGTTTCCCGGGTTTCACCTCTCGGCGCGCCCACCATTGGCCATCGTTGTCCAGCATCACACAGGTTCCGTCATATTTGCGGGTGGCGACACCTTCGCCGTTGAGTACCCATTCGCAGCCCGGGGCGACTTTCTTTGTCACATATCGGGGGTCGTGGTCGAAATCGCGAGCAAACAGGGTCGGAATCTTTTTCATGTTGCTGTCCTTTGTTTCGGGATGGTGGCGGTATCGGTCATGATCTTCCGCCTCTGCTGTTCAGGTCCTCAGTGACCGAGATGGTCCGGTGCACTCGCGTGGTCCGCTGCCTCGGTATGGGCCGCCGGAACGTCGTCTCGCATTCCGCGCACTCCCACAGGGACAAACCGGGTGTGGAGGTGTCTTTCAGTTCGCCGTGGCCACGCTGCCCACAGTCGCGTTGCCGCGGCGTCAATTTCAGGTGCAGGTATTTCAGCCACCTGGTGTATTCCTCGGGGTTGAGGAGGCGTCCACAGCGGTCACACTCGACATAGATGTCACCGGCGGTCCGGTAGAGAGCCATCATGTCGCACGTCAAACCAGGGCAGGGGATACCAGCCATGTGTTCCGGTTTCGCCGCAGCATGCCCGTTGACTGCATACAGGGCGCCGATGATTTCTTTCACCTCGGCCGCGAAATCGTCGATCGCCGGGTGGTGCTTGCACGCCCAGTCCAACCGGGTCGGCACCGACAGCCAGCCTGTAAGGATTTCCACGGTCGGGGCGGGTTGGACACTGCCGGGAGCTCCCGTGTCGATCCAGTCGGCGACCCACGCCGCGAGGCGGGTCGCCACCGGTACGACACCAACCTGGTCCGCGTATTCGTCGCGGACGGTTGCAAGGCTCGCGGGGACGATCAGATCCAAGACACCCACCCGCACACCCAAGTTCTGTTCTTTCGACCCGGATATGCGGGACCCACCCGGGGTCCCACCCGGAGCCGCATCGAGTTCCCGGTACTGTTCCGGGATCTCTTGCAGGTGCCGGCGGACGCGTCCTTGGCATTGCGGGCACACCAACCAGCCATGCTCGGTCTGGTTGGGTGGGAGCTTCCCGGGGTCGCCGGTCCGGCCATACACCGGACAAACTTGACAGTCACTCACTGGAACCTCCGCGCTGATCTATTGTGTTCCCGCATCGCGGGGTCAACAACTGAGTCCGGTTGTGGGTTGTCCCGGCTTCCAACCCGGAACCCGCAGGTACAGGACACCCACGCACGATTGGACGGAGTCAGGCTCACCGAACCGGCGTGCCCAAACCACCACTCCATGGGTTCCTCGCGTTCCCACTCAACCTGATGGTCGATCACCGCAGGATCACCAGGGAAAATCCCGTAGCTTGTTGGTGTTGTGCTGCTGTCGAAAGGGGCTGCCAGTTGATTGACTTGCCGAGCACCGTTCTGGGATTCTGGCAGCATCGGGAACCAGTGGTCCTCATAGAGGCGATTGATGTCCGTCTCAATCATGTCGGGAGGAATCCCATAAACAGCCACAACCCTGTTGATCCAGTGTTGTCTGGCGGGAACGGATTCCTGCTGCCCGGGTGTTGACCGCATCGCGTCAGCAATCCCGGACCGGTCCTCACCGTAGGAGTCCCATACTGTCCCATCGGATTGAGACCTGATTGCGTCGGCTTGGCATGTCTGATCGCAGAACACGTCAGACGGATTGTCTGGTGTGATCTCTTTCCCGCAGCCCATGCACTGTGGTTTGGTCACAGTGTCGATCGCGGCCAGCATCGCGTCGACTCGGGCGTCCCGTCGCGCCGCATAGTCACTCATCAGACGATCTCCCACTCGTTGACCAGTAGTAACGGAACCCGTCGTCAACTTCCGAAGGCGGGTCCTGGGCGAGGTGCCCTTTCTCCTGTTCGAGACCGCGTGGCCCGGTGACACCCGGGCGTTGACTGGTCCACGCCCCTATCGATTCACCGTCCGAGAAACACTCTGCGATGAGGTACGCGTCGGGGTGCGGTTTGTCGAACGGCGGGTATTCGGGTGGCGGCCCGTAACTGTTGTGGTCGCCGGTGTGCCCTTCAACGCATTTGCACCACTTCGCTTCGTCGCGGGGGTCGACGGCCCCGCACTCGCCGGGACGGGCGTCCCCGTGGAACCGGTTGCCTAGCAGCATGTGGGCTATGAACTGTTCGGCGGTGAGATCGTAGGGCCGTCCGGCCTCGGTGGCGGCGACGGTGAGGAAGTCGTTCACGGCTGGATCTCCCATGTGTCGTATGCGGTGTCCCGGTTGTGGCGGGCGAGTTTCCTGCGTGCGACTCGTTCGGCTGCCCTTTTGGCGGATCGTTTGGTGGGCCGCCACACGAACCAGCCCCCCTCGGTTTGGAGTCGTATCCAGTCGGGGGCGTCTGGCACACCATGGGAGAGATCGATCATGTAGGAGCGGGGGCCGATCTGCTTGATTCTGGCGCGAGCGTCACCGTTCATCGGTTTCCCCATTCCGCGCGTTCAGCTTGCTGCTTGAACCGTGCGAGCCACCGCGCGTCCCTTTTGTTCTGGTAACGCTGCCACCCTGGGTAGATGACGTGATCCCACAGCAGTGCCCACGGGCCGAGTACGGCCATCAGCGGCCATAGGCTGCCAAGTGCCAACGCTAGGCCGGTCGCGCCGTTCCTGAAGCGAACGTCCTCAATAGCGGCTGCGATGACGAGCAGGACCCATCCGCCCAGCCAGACCCAGAACACGATGTCACTCATCGCTGTCCCCTCGGGTCGATAGCTGCGAGAGTCCGCTCAACACCCGCGTCCCGTTGTGCCGCATAGTCAGTCATGAGTCCTCCATCGGAAGGTCATATTTACGCGCCAACTCCCGTAGCCGTTCCAGCTCCGCACGGTCCTCAGCGTCAAGCTCAGCAGGTGTGGGCCGAGTGATCCACTGCCACGGCAGGTACCCGATCGCCGCGAGAGGCCACACCACGGCAACCGCAGCACCCATTACCGCCGCCAAGGCACGGTCCTCGCCGTCGATCGTCGCGGGCTCACTGAAACGGTTACGGGCGTTGGAGTGGGCGTTGTCTCGCACTTGCAACGCGATCATTTTCGAGTAGACGGCCCGGCAGCAGGCCAGGAACCCGGCAATGTAGATACCAGCTATAAGCCAGCTCATCAGACGCTCCTTCCGAAATGCCGGGCCGACAAACGACCGCTCGGGCTGTCGTCGGAGTCGATATGACCTCCCGAGGAGTCGCCGCTCGCCGTGCAGACGTACCGCTCCTCGCAAGGGGTGTCGCCGTCTGTCGGGTACCGCCATTGAGGTAGTTCCCCGTCAATGAACTCGGGTGTCTCGGTTGTTTCGGGTCGCGCAGCAGCGGAGCCGGGTAGGAGCGGGCGACGGCGGAAGGTCATGATTTCACCTCCACTTGCGATTCGTATTCGAGGGCTTTCTTCCGGTGGTCGTCCCGAACGAGTTCCAGCGCGTCATACACAGCCGCTGTGGTCGCTTCATCAAGCACGAACGGTTCTTCGTTCTCGCGTTCCGCTCGGCGCCAAAAACCCAACAGACCGCGCTTCACCTCTGGCTGCTCGAATAGTCGAATCAACGTTCGCGCGAACTCGGCGGCGTCGGCTGTCCTTTTCGCGTCATCGGCTGCGGCCAACAATTCACGGGGTGTCTTGGTCATGACTCGACCTCTTCCCATTCGGCGCCCGGCTGGTCCGCTCTGACGCGCATGACTTTCCCGTCCCAGTAGGACAGTTTCGTGTCAGCGATACTGTTGGCCTCTTGCCGGGTCAGCCCGGTTTCCAGGACCCGCCGCCCAGGAGAGCTGTTGTGTTCAACCGCGTAGTCGTACAGCTCGTCCTCTGCTACCAGCACAAGCAGGGCGGCGGCGAGGTCTTGCAGGGTCACTTTCGGGTCGCCGAGGGCCGCAGTCTCGATCACGCCAGCGGCTTCACGTCTATTCACTGGTGACCTCCGTCCACTCTCCGTGCCAGCGGGGGCGTTGAACGACTCGCTGGTCCCATCCGAGACTCGCATCGGCCAAGGCCGCCTCGGGCTCCTCACGGTTGTCGTAGGGGCCGTGGTAATAGGTCAATCCGCGAGTGGTGATAACCCGGAGTCCGTACTCGGTTCCCTGCTCACCCAGCAGCGGGAGTTCGGCGGCCAGGTTCCCTGCCTGCTGGCCATCCCGGGCAGCTTCGAAAGCGACCTTCGCCAGCAATTCCTCGCGCTGGGTCGCCTCTGTCCGCAGCCGGTCCACCCACCGCAGTAGCGAGACAATGCGTGGTCCCCAGTCACGGTCTCCGCTGTCCTCCACTGTCGGGAAGATGTCTTCCGGCCAATGCTCATCCAGGAGAGACATGAGGCCCTCCCATGAGTGCAGGCGGTCTACCTCGGCCAGCAGCGCGGGAACGTCGTCGGCCGAAGCGGTCAGCGCATCAAGACTGGCGTATGCGGCGGCCGGGCGGGACCTTTCCCGGATCTTCTCCAGCTCTTCAGAGGACAGTGGGTCAGTCATTGGTGTCTCTGTCCTCATCAAGGGCGCGGGCGGTTTGGCTCAGGCACGGTTCATGTTGGTGCCCAAGCGTCGGGTCCAGGGCGGTTTCCATGTAGAGCGCCGGGCACTCGCAGTGGTGCCGGAGTACTGCCCCGGTGTCAGGGTCAGTGGCGATGCCACGGTCCGGGTCGTCGCATTCGCAGAGTTGTCCCGCGAGTTTCAGCCCACGATCGAGTTGGGCGGCTAGGCGGGTGTTCTCGTCCCGTAGCGCCTGGTATCGAGGTGCCGCACCGACCATGCGGGCGTCGCCCTGGTGTGTCGCTTCTGTCCAGTACGCGACCTCGTCCAGCAGGTACCGGAGGTCATCCGGGGCGTGCTGAAGCAGCTTGGCAAAGAACAACGCCCCCGTCGCAGCGGCTTCGAGTCTCGCCCGGATCTGTGCGGTGCGGTCGGTGTCAGTCATCGTGGCCACCCTCCAGCGAACGTGGCCAGAGCATCAGCACCAGTCGCGAACGCGTAATGCAGATACCCGCCCGCCTGGTGAGGCTCACGGACCTGCCAGTACCCCGCAGGGAGTTTCCGGATCCGCCACTTGGCGTGCTCCATGTCGTTCCTCTTGTGTGCATTCCGGATACTGGCGTGGATGTCGGCGTAGTTCCACAGTTTCTCGGTCATGTCGTTCTCCTTCCTAAGTGCCCCAGGGGCTTTACTGGCCTTGGCGCTTCCGTGTCTGGTAGGTCGCGTATTTCCGCTGCCGTTCACACACCCGGCAGGCGCGGCAGCCGTTCCGGTTGATCCGGGTGTTCTCGCTGTTGAATTCGTGTCCACGCTTGCAAGCCGTCAGAGGACCTCGCTTGACTCGTGGGCGGACGTTGCCGGAGGCGCCTTCTCTGCGCCCATTGCCTCGTCGGTTTGCCTGGTACTCGGCGTTGGCGTCTTTGCAGCCATCGCAACCGCACCCCCGCTTGTAGGCGCCTCGACTTGGGCATGCCTCAACAACACGCTGCCGCTTCGTTTTCGCGACATGACATGAGTGGCAAAGCACTTGGCACTTAGCCAGCTCGGCTACTCGCTTCGGATTCGTACGAGCCATAGTCCACAAGCGACCTGCGGCAATTTCTTTCTTGGCCGGATCGATATGGTCGACTTCCAGCTGCTCATTTGAGCCACAGGCAGCGCAGGGGCCATTGGCTGTTACCCACTCCGCTCGGCGAGCGGCTTGCCACGTCCGACCGTATTCGAGTTTCCGTTGTCCGGTGTATCCCATGTCGTTCCCTTCTGGCTTGTTCTAGCGCCCTTGCGAGGCACCGAGCCTCGCCTCCCACCGGGTGTGGTGGACTCCCCTCGACCTATCCGGGTCGAACTCCATGGAGGGCGTGTGCCCGGTGCCGTACCGGGCGGGTGGCTACTTGAACGGCTCGATCTTGGCTTGCTCGTTCTCCACAATGCGGCGGATATCCCGCAAGTGCCGAAGAGCCTCTTCCACGTGGTGCCGCATGTCGTCGAGGCCTTCGGTGGACACTTCCCCGTCAACGCCGCCTATGTCAGTGTCGAGCTGGTCCAGAGAGCCGGGCATCGTCGCTATGTTCAGGTCCGCGTATTCGGCGGCGGCGGCAAGGTCTTTCAGGTGTTTCAAACTGGCTTCTGCGATGTCGTACATTTCGTTCTCCTTCGATTGGTGGTGCCGTACCGGGCGGTAGAGGTCAGGTGCAGTCTTCGCAGACGGGCTCCTGCAAATTGGTCGTGCAACCGCATTCACGGCAAGCCCAGCCCCCACGAACCGCGTGGACCGGAGTGTCGTAGGCGCTGGTCTTACAGTTGTGGCAATCGAACTGCTCGGTCCTCGTGTCGAGGACGGTTTTGACCACGATGCTCAGCGGTGCGTTGACCCAAGGTCCAGCGTCGGCGGGTTGGCGGTGGTCGATGGCGCCGATTACTTCCAGCGCTTCGGCTACGGCCTGCTCGGTTTTCAGTTGGTCGGTCATTTCCTTGCCTTTCGTTGTGGTGGCCGGAGAGCCGGGCTCCGGCCGGGTGGGTTAGATGTGGCAATCCAGGACAACTAGGACAGTGGCCGGGTCCAGCTGGTCTAGGTATTGGTTGACACCAACCTTGTAGGCGCTTTTCTCGCCGGGTCCGTCGCTGGACATCCCGAACCAGCCCATGCGCCCGGGTGCCACCCATTCGCGTTCCAACGTGACCAGGGCATAGCCGGGGATCGCCTCACGGGCAGCAGTGGCCACGTATTCGGTTTTAGTGGTCGTGAACTCCTGGACAATGCAGCCGGAGTAGCTAGAGAAATTTGCCGTGTCAGCTGCTTTGATCAGCGGCTGAACTCCGTATTCGGTTCGGGCTCTACGCCAGGTGATTTCGCCTAGTTCTGCCAGGTCGCGGAAGTGTGCCCAGGATTTAGCGGGCGGGTTGCTCTTGGCCAACTCTTCCCACTGCTGGTATCGGATCTCGGCGTCACCGGCTGCTCCCGCGCGTAGGGTCGCCAGGTCCAGATCCTTGATGGCCCCGCCATCGCAGCGGCCTTCACCAGCGGAGTCCTTCGGTGAATCCCAGTGCTTTTCGCTGGGGATGACCATCGATCCGGGCTTGGCGGTGAAATAGCCAGACCACCTGCCCCCGACCCTCCAGTAGTCCCATTTCGATTCCGGGTTGTACGTGCTCATTGTGTACGCGCGCCCCATTTCGGGGTCGTAGCTGAGGGGCTGGGATTCGTTCTCGCTGTACCGCTCGTTGTGGAGCGTCACCACGGTTTCCCATGTCGGGTTCTCGCCCAGCCTTTCAGACCACTTTGCTTTCTCTGCGAACTCGGCGCGCTGCTGGTCTGGCGTGTCTTTGGTGGACTCAGAAGACCAGCCGAGCATGTCCGGGGTGTGCTTCTTCAAACCCGTGCCGTTGCGGTGGTGCTCGGCTCCGGTGCGCATCGAACTGACGAACCAGAAGTCCTCGATGCCGCCGTCCTCGTAGTCGCGGTACGGCTCCACATCAGTGTTCTCGTCCCAGGGGGCCATAACGTCGGCCAGCAGGTCATTGACCTTGCCGAGCTCAGTACCGGGTGGCAAACAGGCTAGGACTGAAAAGTGACTCATTGGTGTTCTCCTTTCTGGGTGGCCCGGCTCCTCCGTGCGGAGCCGGGCGGGATGGGTTAGTTGTTTGCTTCGTGGCAGGAGGTGCAGAGCTCGGCTTCGTTGTCGGCGGCCAGTGCCCCGCATCCCTCGTAGCACCAGGCGGGGCACGTCTCGCAGTGCCACTGCTCGCCGCCGCCAGTTCCCCGGTTGGTTGACCACCCCTCCATGACCGCCAGGTCCCGCAGTTCGTCGAGTCCGTCGGTGCTGGTGATTTCGTCACCGCAGTTGTTGTCGCAGGTGACCGTGTAGGTGGTGGTGATCATCGGGGGCTCCTTCCGGGGGAACCGGGGTCCTGAGCGGGGTCGGGTGCAGGGCGGTTACTAATCCACCGGTGCATATCGCCAGATGCCTCTGGCGGTCCGGTTGCCGATCCTGTCTCCCATCGGCCTCCCCGGCACCCGGCCCCTATCAGAGCCTCGGTTCCCTGTGTAGTTGTTGTTGCTATGTCTCTACGATAGTCCTCATACCGAGGTACAGCATCGTACTTTCGGTCAGAGTGTGGGGACATGCGTGCGTCGATCGTGGGTACACATCGGGTACCATTTCCACCATGACGACCGACAACACAACCCCGAGCAGGAACATCCGCATGTCTGACGACCTGTGGGACCACTTGGGCGCTGTCGCGGCAGTCACCGGCACCAGCCGGGCAAAGATCATCACCGAGCTGACCCGCTGGTACGTTGACGAATACGGGAAACCAGCCATGCCGCATCTGCCCGTTCCGCCGCGCCCCACCGAATAGCCTCATACGGCACCGCCGTTTAGTGCGGCTTTGACGCGTTCGCCTATCCAGCGGGCCACGTTGACGCTCACGGCGTTTCCGGCTTGGGCGGTCTGCTCGCCGCCGGTGCCGTGCACGATGTAATCGCGGGGGAACCTTTGCGCCAACAACTGCTCGCGCGGCTGGATCATCCGGAAATAGCAGTCCGCAACGTCGATAGATTCGATCCCGGTTAGCAGTCCCGCCGAGTCGACCGTGCCCAATGTGTGCATGGGATGGTTGGTCGGGCGGGGGGTTGCTTTCCTGTACGGAATGACCAAACCATGATGGTTGCCGCCAGCGGAGATGGTGGCCAGCGGCCTGGCGATGGATTGAGCTTTCCCGTGGTTGCGTAGCTCAACAATGTACGGAGGCGAAAACAACGCCTCATAGCCCTTGGGGTTGGCCATGCGGGTGCGCATCGGATCGGCGGTGGGTGTGGCGGTGGTGTTGCGTTGTCCACCGCAGGGCACCAACAGCCCGTCACCGATTTTCGCGGTACGCGCCGGAAGCGGCGCTGTCCCGGGCAGATAGGCGCGGCCATCATGCCCGGAATGGTTGACCGTCAACAGGGACGGATCAGTGGGGTACATGGCCAGGCCGGAGCGGATACGCCGCATGGTGGCCGGGGCAAGCCCCTCAGGTTTGTTGACAGTCCGTTTACGGTCACCGATGCGCTTGCCCGGGTTGTCCCAGTCGATGATGTCTGAGGCCGGTCGGACGTACGGTTCCACGATCGAGTGTCGACATGCTGAGTTGGGGCACCGGTAGTCGTATTGCTGCCGGTATTTGCCGACCGTGCGGCCGTTCCGCCACGACTGGCGGGCCGCCACGTCCGTGCCGCAGTCGGCGCACCAGGCCCCCGGCCGCAGATCCAGGTCGGGTTTGCGTATGCCTTTGCGGGTGAACACGATGTAGATCCGGTCCCGCCATTGTGGGGCATGCAGGTTGTCGCCGTCACCGACGTGCGCCGAGGAGAACGACACCACCTGGGAGGTGTAACCCAGCTGGTGCATTCCCTCACGCCACCAACCAAACAGTTCCCAGTCCGTAGCGAACTCGACAACGTTTTCGCACAACACCGCGTCGTACCGCCACACCTCGGTCGCCCGGATCACGTCATGGGCGGTGGCCCTGGTCCGTTCCCATACCCCCGTTTCGATGGGGCCGAATTCCTCCAGTGGTAGCGGCTGCATGCCGTTGGAGCGGCGTCGACCACCGGCCGGGGAAATCTCAGTGCAGATCGGGGACGCCCACAGCACTCGCGCCGGCGGCAGGTGCCGCATGTCGTAGGCGTTGATGTCCACACACAGGTGATCGGCGTCGGGATGGTTGGCTTCGTGCGTTTTGATCGATACCGGCGAATGGTTGGCCGCGGCCAGCAACCGCCAACCCGCCTCGACTAGGCCGGTTGCCGAACCGCCTCCACCGCAGAACAGGTCCACGAACGTTAGGTCGTCGTCGACCGTCACCTGCCGGATACGAACACGGTTAGACATGGCCACCCCTGATGTCCCAGCCGCACGCCACGGCGACGGTCGGATAGAAATGGCCGATGTGGTCACGCTGCACACCGTCGGCCAGCAGCGCCGCTATCTCAGCGACGGGAACCCGCGTGCCGGTGATGCACGGTTCGCCGCCCCGGATGTCGGGGTCGACCGTGGTGTGTGCGGCCAAGTTCAGGGTTTCGGCGGTTTCCTTGAATTCGGGGTCACCGTTTTCAGGGAACCGTGAATTCGGTCGCGTCATCGAGATCGGGTTGGGTGTCGGTTCGGCCAGTGGGTCACGCATCGCGCGTCTCCTTCGTTAGCTCGGCCATCGCCGGGTACAGGCTGGGTATCAATCGGCAAGCGGAGATGACCTCAGCGCGGATGTCGGCGTCCGAGGGGATCGGGTCATTGAGGTGGGCACCCCGCACGTACCCCATAACAGCGGCTTCACCGACGAGACGTTGTTCGCGTTCGGTCATCGCGGCCAGGGTCCGGGCCACGTCGTCGGCGCGGTCCTGGTCTCTGGCGGCCAGATAGGCGACCAGATCGACGGGGAGCTGAGTCATCGGCCCGCCTCCAGTTCGGCGATGCCAGCGCGAACCAGGAAAGCGCGCGCGGCTTCAGAATGATCGGGGTCGTCCTTGTGGTCCCCGGCCCACTCGGCGAAATCCTCCTGGCCCACGCCTTCATCAGCTGAGGACCAATCCGCTACGACGCTGATGAGGTCATTGCACGGCTTGCAGTTCACCCAGTCGTAGACCTGTCCGTCATAGACGTATGTCCGCCGCTCGTAGGTTTCCCCGGGCTGGACGGCCGGGGCAGTGCAGATACAGCACGGATGGGCCTTGCGAGCCGTCAGTTTTCGGAGCTTCAGCAGGTCAGGCATCATCGGTGTCCTCCATTTCGGCCACAGTGAACGGGCCACGCAGGTGCCGGTTGCACACCGGGTACGGGTCCTCTGTAGGGAATTCGGGGTCGATCCGGCGGCCGACCGCGAACCGTTCGCACGGTTCCTCGCTGCCGTTGCGGTCAACCGCTTCATGGCATTCGTGGTAGGTGACGTGCCACGTCGGATGCCATGGAGCCCTCGACCCGTCCTCGTCGAGCCGCACGAAGATCGATTCGTTCGCGGACGTGATCCGGCCGTTGTGACCGTCCACGGTGACCAGGCCACCCCGGTACGCGGGGACGCGGTAGTAGTTGCGGACATAGGACAGACTCATCGGTTTTCCTCCAGTTCGGTGGCGCGGTGCCGTAGCGCCCCTGCGGACCACTCGATGCCCTGCGTCATGGCCGGGTGTCCGGTCAACGCGGTATCGGCGCACTTGTCCAACGTGGCCGCCATGTCCCGCAGCACCTGCGCGGCGATGATCGGCTGGACAGCAGCCACCACGTTGCATGCAATACCAGTCACGGTGGCCAGGTCTCCGATGTCACAAACCCCCTGTACGCGAGCTTCCTCACCGCCCAGGGCTTTAAAGGCCGCCTCTTCGGCGGGGGTCAGGTCAGACATTGGTTTCTCCTGTGGTGGTGGCCTTTGCGGGCCGTAGGTGGTCGGGTGGCAGTGGCTGGCCGGTCTCGGTGCGGTGTTCGCACAGGCGTTCCCATATATCGGCCAGCAACAGATCGCAGAGGTCGGACCAGGCGGCGGGGCCTCGGTGGTCACGCCAGGTGCGGCGCAGCGGCGGGTGCAGGTTCATGACGGCTCCTGGATACCAATGTCGACAATCCGGGAGTAATGCAGTTGAGCTGCAGCGGTGACAGTCTCGATGGGGCCGTTCCTGTTTTTCGCGACGATCAGGTCAATCTCCCCGGCCCGCATGTGCTCAGAATCGTGGTAGTCGGGGCGGTGCAACAGGATGACGATGTCGCTGTCCTGTTCGATGCTGCCGCTCTCACGCAGGTCCGCCAGTTGAGGACGGTGGTCGGAGCGTTGTTCAGCACTGCGGTTCAGCTGTGCTGCAGCCACGATCGGGACACCCAACTCGCGGGCAAGGATTTTCAAACCCCGAGAGATCGCCCCGACCTCTTGGGCGCGATTGTCGCCGGAGGTGGAGCCCATCAGCTGCAGGTAGTCGACGACGATCAACCCGAGCCCGGTGTCAGCCTGAATTTTGCGGGCGGTGGATCTGATCGACGCCAAATCCATGGACGCCGTGTCATCAATGTGGATCATCACGCCGCGCAGTGCGTCGGCCCGGTCGGCCAGTTTCATGGTCTCGTGGGGCTGCAGCGGGCCGTTCAATATCCGGGACAGGTTGACGCCAGCTTCAGCGGCCAACATGCGGCGTTGCACTTCCCCACGGCCCATCTCCAGGGAGAACATCAGGGCCGGCTCGTATTGCCGGACAGCGCACGCCCGAACGAAATCAGTAACGAGCACGGATTTACCGGCGCCCGGTCGACCTGCAACAACGATCAGCTGCCCGGGTTTCAGGCCGCCGATCACGTCATCCAGCGACCCCAAGCCCGTCGACAACCCCCGGGCCGGTCCTTCAGGGTGAAACACTTCGGCCAGCGTGTCGTCAAGGATTTCGGTGAACAGGACGGTCGCATCGTCGCGGCGGGTCGTAGCACCGTGGACAATCGACTGGACATGCTCGACCACATCGGGAAGGTCGGTACCGGTGTTGCGGGCCGCCTGGATCGCTTTGGTCGCCGCGGCGACGATCGCTCGGCGGGTCGCATAGTCACTGACCCGCTCGGCATACCAGGGTGCTTGTGCTGCCACAGGAACGGCTGACATGAGGGTGTGCAGGTACGGTCCGCCGCCGATACGGGATAGGTCGCCGTCAGCGTTCAGGCGGTAGGCGATCGCCTTGGGGTCGGCGGGTTCGCCGGCGGCCAGCTGTGAACGGATCGCGGTGAACAGGATCTGGTGTGCCGGGGTGTAGAAATCGGTGGGTCGCAGCAGTTCCGCGACTTGCTCGGCGGCGCGGGGGGATTCCATCATCGCGCCGAGCACGACCTGTTCAATCTGGTTGTCGGCCAGGGGAGCGTATTCGTTCACGGTTGGGTTCCAATCTGCTCGGCGCGGCACAGGCCGCATGTGGCGGCACGTTTGCGGTGCTCGCATTTCTCGGATTCGGGGATGACATCGGGTGCGGTGGACGCCGGGGTCTCGTTCCGCGTGGTGGTGGTGCGTTGCGCGGCCAGCCGCAGCTGGTCGTACTTGGTGCGCAGCGTCGGCATCGACATGACGTTGCCGCGCCAGAAGTCGCTGGCCTGGCACCAGTCGATGGCCTTGAGGATCTGCTGCTCGGTCCGGCCATCAGCGTCGATCATCAGCCGGGCGGCATCCCGCCAGCGTTTCCCGATCACTGGGCGCTTGGAACCGTTGGCTTCGATCTTGTCTGCCAAATGTGTACAGACGCTTTCAACGTCGTCGCGAATCTCATTCGCGGACGAAGGTTTTTCTATAGGTTGGGTAGGGCTGGGTAGGGCTGGGGTAGAGCGAACAGATTGCGAACTTCGCGCGAACTTCGCGGTAGGTTCGTCCGAAGTTCGCGTTTCGTTCGCGCGAACAGATTGCGAACGTTTTGCCTTGATCTCACGGACCTTTTTCATCCGGTCGCGAGCCTCGGCGCGCTTCTCCAACACCTCTGAACGTGACCGCTGGATCTGGTCCCATTCGTGGAACGACCAGCCCTTTTCTCCGTCCTGCTCGTCCTCGACCCACAGGCCAGCGCGCACCAACGCCGCAGCACTTTCCCCGAAATTGGGGTCCATTTTCGCGGCGATGTAGTCCGGCACCCACCCGTCCGACAGGTGCTGTGCCGCCCATGAGCCCGCCAGAACCCACAACCCAAGGGCTGCAGCACCGGCGCGCGCGGCCTTCTTGTGGCTGTGAAAGCTGTCGTCGACCATGAACCACGGCATCAGTCGATCTCCCCGGACAGGTCGGTGATGGTCACCGTGACCACACACTCAGGTCCATAGACGTTCTTCGGCAGGGCCTTGCCGATCGTCACGTGCGGGCCATCCAGGTATTGCGGGGTGTCGTCGGCGATCAGCCCATACCCGGGGGCGTAGACGAGCTCGCGGTGGCCGCCACGGTTCCGCCAGTACTTGATCTCCGGGCCTAGCGCATCCACAATGGGTTTCGCGGTGTCGTGCCAATTCGCCTCGTCGCGGTGCCGATTGGTGGCGAACCGCAGGGCAATATCAATCCGGACCCTGACCAGACCCTTCGGCAACTTGGCCGACTGAGCACACTGGAACGCTCTGTTCCGCCACGCTTTGACAATCTGTGCCCGCCTAAACCGGCTAGGGGCAGAGTTTTTCGACAACGGGGCGGTCGGCGCCGGGATGTGCAGCACGTAGTCAGCCACCGTTGGCCGTCCTCTCGGCGTCAGCGTTAGACAGTGCTCTCAGCCATGCCTGACTGGTCGCCAGCTCGGCGGTCATCAGTTGGATGGTTTCGGCCAGCTCGTCAGCGTTCTCAGCCTCAGCAGCCAGGTCATCCCACTCGATTACGTGAGGGATACGACGGCCAGCGTTGCGCCACGTTTGGGGAGCCCAGTTCTCGCACGGGTGGCAAGAGCCGCACGGCAAATCCAGTTTCGTTTTCAGCCTGTCCCGTTCGTCGTACAGCTTCGCCAGCTCGGCATCCGTCAGTTGCGAAACGTTCTTTCGGACAGTCATGAGGCCCTCCTGTGACCGAAATGGAGCAGTCCACAACTGCACTGGTAGATACAGAAATCGGAGGCGTCCTCGCCCAAACGTTGGGCCATGGAATGCATCGCGTCAGCGGCTTGCTCCCACGTGGGCCAGGCCCTTTTGCGGTCGCAGCGCCGCCACTTGACCCACTGGCTGTACGGCGTAGTCATGACTGCTCCTCGTTGGCGATGGCCAGCAGGACAGCGGCGTGGCAGGGTTGATCCAACGGGCACCAGCACGCCAGGTCTCTACCAGCGAGCTCGGCGCGGATCTGGTCGACGGTCACCGCCGCAGTCCCCCACCCGATGTCCTGCCGGAACAAGTCGACCGCGTGGTCGACCGCCTCCAGGCGTTGCGCGTCGCCCACAGGCTCGGGACCCCGGTTGAGGACGATTCCCACCGGCGACGCCTCACCCCGCGCAACGGCGTGGTCGACATGGTGTTTCACGCCGTTGTCGTCGATTACGTCCCAGTGGTCGCAGCAGGCGCAACGGTAGACGCGGAATGGGTTGCCCCACCTGGATGGACGGGCCACGATCACCGCATCGGGATTGTCTGTCCGCCACGGGTGCCGGCGGGACATTTGGATACGTTTAGGCATCGCGGGCCTCCCGGACGATTCCCAGGTACCGGCGGGACCGGATCCACCCATCCACAGTGTCATCGGCAGGGATTGAGACCCAACGGTTCCCGTCTCGTTGCGTGATCCGGTTGTCGTCCAAATCCAGCTGGAACGCCTCAGAGTCAACGCGCTGATAGGACGGAGCCAGAGCGTCAATACCGTGCTGCGTCAAATGTTTCGCCAGGGTCGTGACACCCCCGGGCCTCCACGCCGGGTCTTCGCAGTGCATGCATTTGAACTGCGGCGTCTTGGCGGGGTCTATCCCGCGCCTCGGTGCGTTCCAGTTGCGGGTGGCCACAGTCAAAGTCATGTCGCCTCCCGGTAGTACCGGTGCCGGGCGATCGCGTCCCGGCAGGACTGTGCACATTCGGGAGTGCAGAAAGCGTTATCGGGGAGGCGTGGCGTGAACTCAATACCGCATTCCTCGCAAGGACGTTTCGCGCGGGTGGTCACAATGCCTCCCTGGTGTTGTCGCCCAGCAGGACCGCGATCTCGTGAGGCTCCGCACCAACCCGGATAGCATGCCGGGCCTCCGCGATACGGGCCTCCAGCATGGAGTTCTCTTCATTCAGGAACGCCGCCCAATTCCGCAGGGATTCAAGCTTGGCCGCCAGATCAGCCACAACAGTGGTCCCGGTGTCGCTCATGCGTCCTCCATTTCGGGAGCGTTCTGCGAGTAGGTGCCGTGAGGTGTCAGCCAGACCGGGCCGGCAGGCATATGGATGGGGACATCGACGGGATTCAGGCCGGAACGGCGCTCGACGAGGAACCCGACCGGCGCGCTCTTTTTCGGGAAACTGTGTGTCCATTTGTGGCAAGAAGTGCACAGGTACGCCAAGTTTTCGACGTTGTGCCGGTCCGGCCGTGAACTACCGCCGTTGCCTTTGGGGCGGCGGTGGTGGAGTTCCCCAGCCCCCCAGGCTCCGCAGCGTTCACAATGGCCCAAGGCCCGGGCGGTCACAATCTGCCGGTTCGCGGTAGGGATCGGATCGCTCATGCGCCGTCACCCCACTTTGATCCCCGGTATGCCTCACGAACCGACGCGTTGATCGACATGTACGCCTTCAAATCAGTGCGCAGGCTCGCGGCATGGTCCTGAGCGGCCCGTAGTGCGGCCTTGGCCACGTCAACAGCCCCGGATTGTTCGGCGGTCGCTATGACCACCTGGGCGTTGCGCTCGGGGATGGTGCCGGTCGAGTTGATGTAGGCGTACGCCTTGGCTTCGGCCAGCTCTTTCTCGGCTTCCATGAGGGTCTGCCGGAGTTTGTCGATAATGCCGACCCCGGTACGAATCCGCCCGGCCACATGGTTGATCGCGTATTCGCAGCCCGGCGGGGTTGTCAGGTCGTAGACGGGGGCGATGTTCTCGGTGTTATTCATCGGTTGGCTCCTCGACTATTTCGCCTTCAACGGGTTGTCCGGCCTGGATCTCGTCTCGGCGTGCGGTGAACAGGGCCGTCAACTCATCCGAGATCGGGCCGTCCTTCGTGGCCTGGGAGTGCACGTCGTACAGGGCCTCCACAGTGCGGGCCGCCTGGATCAACGACTCATAGTCGACAGTCGCGGTGATCGCGGTACGGGACTGTCCATCTATGGCGGCGGCACGTCTAGCGGCGGCCAACTGGGGGACGCGTCCCGACATGAGTTGAGCGGGCGTGAACTCAGCGATATCCAGGACGGGCACCACGAAATGTTTGGTCTTGCCGTCACGGGTGACCGACCGCTGATCCAGAATGAACCGACCGGGGATGATGCCTTGGGTTTGCGACAGGATCGCTGCCACACCGGGTAGCTCCAGAGCCGCGTAATACGATCCAGTGTCTATTCGCCACACCCCGATGCCGGGGATTTCCTCCAGCATCACGTTCACGCGGGTGTGCATCTGACACAACCGGGCCTGCGGGTCACACAGACACGAACCACCGGAGATCATTTCCCGCTGACCGTTGCAGCGCCGCTGGCATCCGCCCTTGGACCACAACTCCAGCCACTGCGACTGCGAAGGGTCCTGCGGTGGCACCATCACCGGGACTTCCGTGACGTTAGTGATGACCTGCCACTGTGCGTTCCCCTTGGGTGGCTGCCACTGCTCGACAGTCCCCCCGTACGCCGAAGCGATCTTGTCTATCAGTTCTTTACGGGGCGACGTGAAACGGAGCTTGTCCAGTTTGGCGGGACGGCTACGGCCGTCCTTCATCGCGACTTTCACACCCAGGCGGATACGACCCACCTCGGTTTGCTGCTGCTGCAACCCAATGATGGCCATAACTTCTTTCCTGCTTTCGGGAGGTTGATGGGGCGGGACAGGCCGGAACCCAAGGGGGAATTGACGGCCTCGAACAGGCGAAGGGCGTGGATGAAGTTCGCGAAGTTGGTGTCGGTGGTGTGCACTTCGCGCATCTGGATCCGGTCAGGACGGACGTGAAGGATCAGACCCCCGCCGATGGCGGGCATGTCCTGTTCGGTCCCGTCGTCCAGGACCGCGACATCGGCGCGCGAATACGCCGTGACCTGCCAGCTTTCTTTCAACCCGACGTGCTTGCCGGACTTCTTGTCTATGACCAGGTTCAATCCGCGCAGGTGCTCCAGTTTTTCCGGCAAGGGAGAGTCATCACCGAATTTCAGGATGTTGTCCAGCGTCCCGGCGTACCCCCATTTGCGGGACACGACGGTCATTTCCGCCGCGACCACTTCTGGTTTGTAGTGGTTGAACCATTTCTGGTAGTTGCCGTACATGGGGGCGATATCTTCATCGACGGTCCCGCCCCCACCGAACAGCTCCAAATGTTCAGTGGCTTCATGCAGGCGAGTACCGCGATCCCCGGCAGCGTCTCGATATTCGGTGTGCCGAGTGGACAGCCAGTAGATCGCGCACGCCTTGCAGGAGCCGCAGGCGTCCTCAGTTTTGGTTTCGTTGCAGGCGTCCACTTCGGAACACTTGGTGAGCCAGTCGAGTCGTTCTACTGCGGCCTCGGCGGTCAACCGTGCCGACCAGTCGGGAATCCCGTACGTGGCGATGATCCCCAGGGCGGTCGATACCGACAGGAACCGCTCCTCGCTATTCAGGACATACCAACGGTTTCCGTCTTCGCGGGTGTCAGCGAACGAAGGTTCAGCCACGGCCAGCCTCCACCGTGTACACGCCGCTATTGCAGGCCACGGTCGGGCCGGCCATCGCCCGCTCGGCAGCGATCTCGGCGCGGATCTGCTCAACCCAGGTCGACATCCGGTCCTCGAACACGGCCATCATGTCGGCCTCCGGAGGCGGAGTGACCGGCATTTCTTGCTTCTTCATTTCGTGTCCTTCGTGGTAGGTGGGGCGGCCCTGGGCGGGGCCGCCCCGGAATGTGGTCATTGAGTGAGCCGCTTAGCGAGGTCTTCCAGCTCGGCGCGCTCGTACTCGCTCAACGCCTGCCCGTACCGGGATGCGTAATCCCACAGGTCGTCCTCCAGCCGCTCCCGGTGCTGCTCCTGGAGAACCCACTCAGCGCGGAGGGCACGGATACGGCGGGCCTGCGCTAGGACCATCGCGGCCAGCAGGCTGCTCATCAGGATCAGCACGGGAATAGTCATGACGGGAATCCCTCCCAGAACCCGGCGTCCGGGCATTCCTCATCCGGGATGTACGTCCAAGCGACACCCAGGACGGCGGCGGCCAGGCCGAGCGCTATAACACCCATGGCCATCAGGTAGACAGCAGCCACAACGGTCATGACTCCTCCACCATGTTCGGGCCGGGCTCGATGTCGTACCGGACACCAGCGGATTTGATGGCCCGCAAGCGCTTCGGCCGATCCAGGCCAGCAGCCTCGCGGTACTTCGGCGCCCACTTCAACTCCCGGCCGGAACCGAAATCCAGATTGGTGATGACCGTGCCCATGCAGGGACCGCACGCCTCGTCGAAGGTGATGTCTCCGGCAGCCAAGGCATCTAGGCAGTAGTCGCCGTTCAAGTCGTCTCCGCGCTCGCACGTGAAGTAGTCGTCGAACATCGGGGCGGTCTTAGTGAAAAGGCTCATGACCTGCCCCCCACCACGTCTGGCGCTTTGTAGCCGACCAGCAGCGCCGAGACCTTCGCGGGCTCAGGCCACATCAGCGTCTTGGTAGCGGACGGGCTGGAGACCCGCCAGTACCCCGCATCGGGGCCTTGCCCGACGACCACGCGCCACCCGGTCGGGTGCCAGTGGGTAGCGAAATTCCCGAGGTGGTCGCCGTGGGTCCATTCGCCACCCAACGCGTTACGGGTGGCGTCCGCCAGAGCGGTGACAGACCTCTCGGTTACTTCGACCTGCTCAATGGTGGTCATGATCTCCCCCAATTGGTGATCAGTAGAACGGCGATAACAGACAGGCCAATCAGGAGCATGGCCGCGCCGACAGTGAATAGTGGATTGACGTGCACCTCGGTGCCGTTGATTTGGATGGGGTTCATGTGACGGCCTCCGTCCCACGCGGACCCGTGTACGGCGGGTGATCAGCGCCAGGGCCGTTAGGCACCAGCGTCATGCTGGTGCTGCCCACCAGGCAACGCATCACTGAGACCGTCACACCGGCAGGAGCAGCCGGTAGAGCGGCGGCGATCGCGGTCAGGTCGATAGAGGCGACCCACGCCTCCATCACCGCGCGAGCGTCATGGACCCGAGAATCACCGGTGTGGGCGTCCATGGGGATCAGCAGCCGGACAATCCGGTCGCGTGTCGCATCGGCAGTCATGACTGGTCACCCAGCAGGTCCATGTGCCGATTCCATGCGTCCATTACGGCGGCGGTGACAGCCACCGCCTGGTACTTGCAGGTGCCGATGGAATAGACGGCGTGATGGTGGGTCGTCTTGTCGGTCGCCGGGCTGCCGTCGGTGTCGGTGACCGCAACTCCGGCGGCCTCTGCGATCCGGGTTACCTCCGCGAGCTCGGTCGCATCATCGGCCTCGGTGACGGCGTGGTGGATTTTCATTCCGTGGGTGGGCATCGGAATGTCCGGGTGGGCGTCCAGCCAGTCCAGGAGTGCGCGGGCGTCAGCGATCATCTGTGCGCGAGTGGGTTTCATGATGCGATCTCCATCAACGAGTAACCGGCCTCGCCGACACCCCGCAAATTCAGAGGCGCACCGAACTCCTTCAGAACCGCCAGGACCCCGGGAGCGTCGACCCGGTACAGGCCGATGTGGCTGCCGCCGGGAGTCGTGATGTCCACGTGAGGCCGAGGAGTATCCGAAGACACTCGCCAACCGCCGAGGAGCCACGTGTGTACTGCCACATCAGGGCGGTACAGCCACTGGTCGAGAGCACCCGCCAGTGTCTTCGTGATGTGAACGGCCTGGCCGTGCTCGACGTATTGATTCGGTCTAGGTATCGTTTTCATTGCAGGAGCTCTCTTTCGTCTGTTCCTGTGTGGCCGTCAGGCGTTCGTGCGCCTGGCGGCCCTTGTCGTTCCTCAGGGAGGATTCGAACCTCCGTCCTCGGCGTTCGATCGACACGCCGCGCTCTGTCCACTGAGCTACTGGGGATAGGCCCGGCCTGGCGATTCATCTCGGGACGGGGGAATGGAATCCCAGGCCGGGGGAAATTGGGGGGCCGCCCGCCAGCACCCCAGCAGTACGGGCGACCCCAGGGGGAAGAGGAAAAACATGTGACAGCGCCTCCACTCCCCAATCCGTCCACTACGGTCACCCCTCAGCACCGGGGACGGAGATCCGCTATTCAGTTCTATTAGGTGGCCTCGGAGCCCCGCCGGGTCTAGTCCCGGCCGGACCGGACGGGCCGGTCCCGTCGTTTACCTCGCTCAGTGCTGTCTCCCTCTACGCATCGCAGACTCGCCAAGTACGTCTCGACATCGGTTTGCCAGATGAAGACCTGCCCCTTAGGGCGGTGCTGCGTGTATGGCAGCTCCCCGCCTCGGTAGAGGTGCCGCACCGTCTGGGGGTGACAGCGGAGCACCTTGGCGGTCTCATCCACGGTCAGCAGCGTCGGGACACTCATGACGGCTCCTCTTGGTGGAACAGTGCAGCGGCAGGAACCCCCAGCACGGCCGCGATGTGAACCATCACGTCGGAGGTCGGGCTAGTGGTCCTAGCTCGCATGCGAGCGATTGTAGAGGCGTGAAGATTCAGAGCTCGTGCGCATGCCGCGTTGTTCTTCCATCCGCGCTCAGAAACGAGCCGGTCAAATACCTCAGTGTCGAGTACGACTCGGCTCCGGCGGGCTGGATTCTGCGACATGCCAAAAGCGTACCTCGCTCGCGTGCGAGCGATATCAGCCGAAAGGTTGAATTCCTGTACGAGTTTTTCGCTTAGACTTGCACGCATGCAAGGACTATTGCCGGTGCGAGAAGCACCCACTCACCGCGCCACCCGACCGCCCACACGCAGTGACCTGCGCACCCACCCAGCTAACAAGCCAACCAAGCGCCGGACCATATCGTCTAGAGTCGTGCTTGTGAGCGCAGACGAGCTAGAACCCAGCGGATTCGGCCAGTACCTGGACGGCCTGCTGAAGCTCGCCAAACTCTCTAACGCAGACGTAGACCGGATGACCGGCATCCACCACAGCATCATCGCCAAATGGCGCACCAGTAAAACCAGTCCATCCATGGACCGGCTGCGTCCACTGGCCGATGCTCTCGGAATCCCCAGGGTCATAATGTTCATTCGCGCCGGCCTGATGGAGGCCGAGGACGTGAACATTTCCCAACTGGCTCTTGATATCGATGAGGCTTTGGCGCGGACCCCGGAACCAAAACGCGCCACTATGGAGGCCCATCTTCGGTTCGTCCTCGATGGGATGCACCGTGGCAATGATGACCGCCGCACCTACTAGCAGTCAGAACGTTTAGCTAGCCTGTCTAAACCGGATGGCCGATCCTGCTCCCATGCGTCACAGTGGAAAATAGAGTAACAACCGGCGTACCGTGGGATTAGCCTTGCCTACTATGGAGTAGGCGGGAGAGGTATCCCCATGCGACCAACAAAAATCCCGACCCTTGTCATCATCCTGACGCCCATCTGCATCGCCCTTTTCGTGGGCATGGCCGTCGCTGAACTCATCTGTATCGCAGTAGGCCACCCCGTGCCCATAGCCGCCCGACAATGGGTTCTGACCATCGCCATCACCAGCACCATCCTGACAAGCCTACTGTGGAAAGTCCGGGCTATCGCCGACATTCAAACCCAGCTCGACCGGAATCACGCGATCCTTCAATCCTATGCGCAGCACGGAAACTCGGAACAATTGACGGAGGATCTGCGCGACATCATCCACGCAGAGGTACACACCGAATTGCACACCGAGCTGCCGTCTGCCGTGTCCCGGGCTATGGAACCGACACTTGTGGCGATCCGCGACGCCAGCCACTTCGGGAATTTCAACCCCGTAACACCAATCAACTCTAGAAAGGACTGATGCTATGGGACGCAAACCCGCAGCTCGTGAACCCGTATCCAAAATCTATTGGAGCAACTACGACCATCAACACCACTGCTGGGTCAACATGCACCGGCCCCGCCCAGACGGCAAACCCGACCGCCGACACCTACGCAACAAAGACCGAGACAAACTGATCGCCGCCGTCCTGGAACTGGAAGACCTCCGGGATGCCGGGATCGTTCCACCCAAGGGCCGCCGGCAGCGCGCCGAGAAATGGATGCGGTTCTGGATGGGGGAGATCGCACCCATCCGAGCCGGGTACAGCACGATGGAGATCCGGAAATGGGCTGTCAACCTGTACCTGATTCCCAGGCTCGGCAGGCACTGGTTGGACGAAATAGCGACCGGCCACATTGAGGTCATGTACTCCGACCTGGATCAGGAGGGATTGTCTGCCAACTCGATCGGGCTGATTCACGAAACGTTGGTGATGCTCCTCAACAAGGCGAAAGATCATGCCTTCCTCAGGGGAGACAATCCGGCAGTGAACGCCGATAGACCGGTTGTCGTGGAAACCGAAGTGGAACCGCTCGACGGCGCCGACACCATCAAGTTCCTCATCGAGGCATCCAAGCGGCGGAACTTTCTGCGGTGGGTGCTGGGGTTTCTCGGGAACCGGCAAGGCGAATGCCTGGGGAGCCGCTGGAGCGACCTTGAAAACGACGAGTGGCTGAACATTCAAGCCAAAGTGCAACGACGCAAATACCAGCACGGTTGTGGCGACCCGAAAACGTGCGCGGCGAAACACTGCCACACTAAGCCGTGCGAAGGGCCGTGGCGGCACGGCTGCGATGACCCGCGATCGTGCGCAAAACGGCACTGCAATCGTCCCAGCTATCCCAGTGACGCCAAACGGGGTATCCGTCGAAAACCGTGCCCCCCGGGCTGTACGGGCCATGAGCGGGGCTGCCCAGATCGATACCGCGGGCCGTGCCCGAAGAAGCGGCACAAGGCATGTCCGCCGTTGTGTAAACCGGGTTGTGTCGGGCACGCGAAAGCCTGCCCGCAGCGCATCGGCGGGGTCCTGCTGATTGAGCCCGAGCAGGCTGAAGTGTCCACGGAGGATGATAAGCCTCGCCGTAAAGGGGCCAGGCGGCGAACAAAACGACGCAAGGCCACGGTCACGAAAACCAACGCCGGCACCCGACGCCAAGCCATCCCGTCGGTGTTCAAACCCATCATTGCCACCCACCGGCTACAGCAAGAGGCCGAACGTGCCGCCGCGGGCAGCAAGTGGGTGGAGAACGGTCTGATCATCTGCGACGAGTTCGGCCGACCCATTGATCGGTCTAAGGACTGGTCGGAATGGGCCGACATTCTGGAGGTCGCCGGTATCGAGCATTTGCCGCTGCACGGTTTGCGGCATGGCGCGGCGTCGTTCCTGCTGGCGTTGGGTGTGGACCGGCGGATCGTCATGGACATCCTGGGGTGGAAGGACGAACGGATGCTGCTGCGGTACCAGCACGTAGCCGACGAGCTGCGCAGGGACGCCGCTGACCTGCTGGGTTCTATCCTTCACGCCGATTCTGCAACCAATTCTGCAACCCCGGACAACGTTGTACCCCTGTTCCGGTACAAGGAGAAAGCCCCGGAACCTGATGTTTATGCAGGTCCCGAGGCTTCCTCGGTGGGGTGAGTGACGGGACTTGAACCCGCGACATCCTGGACCACAAACATGTGGGAACTGTGAGTGTGAGTGAGCGTCTGTGAGTCTGTTTGAGGGATGACCAGCGAATACACTCACTCACACTCACAGGGACTCATTGACGCTCACAGAGGCTCAACGGGGGATTGTGCAACCGAATCTGCACCCGAAAGTTAGGGTATTTCAATGACTGGGTTGGCACCTTTGGCCCTAGCCACAGCAATACTGATGGCGTATACAGAGAGTAGCCCCCGACCTGGGTACCGTGGGAACGATGGCTGGGCCGGGGGCCTCGATCTGGCCAGCCCCAGACGATCATTGTCGGCTATCCGACAGTTCAGCACAACCCCTCTGTAGGGACAGATTGTGTTCGCTTTTGGACCCCGCCGAGTGGCAATGGCTGGATTGCCGTATCCCGGCGAGGCCGTTGACGGACCGGCACCTCTCTAGCCCGGGTGCCGGTCCGGGTCTACATATCGGACAACGAGTCCGTCTGGATGGGGTTATGCCGTGCAGGGGGCTGGAATTTCAGATAGTGATAACACTGCACTGGCCAGCAGCCACACCGTGTACGTGATCCACGCGCCGAGCTGGAAGACCTCGCTCCAGCTATGTAATGCGACATACGCATAAAACCTCCACAATTAGGGGGACGGCCGCCATCGGGGGCGAGACGGCCGTCCCATCGGGCGAATAAAGTTCCTGCTCGGCCCCTCCGTGCGGGGCCGAGCGTGCTCATAGTCCGATCACGGTAAGGATGCCGGGGTACACCGCGATCACGGCCACAGCGAGGATTCCCAGCGCCCACAGTCCCGCTTTGACTTGCCACCGCCAGTTGGGGCTGGCTTTCCACAAGATCGTGGCGACCACGCAGATGACACCGACGGCGATGGCGATCGATTTCTCATCCATGACACGGCCCGGGAGAAGAACAGTCGGGGCATGGCTGGGTTGCTGGCCGCGGCCCACCACCGCAGCGACAGCGGGTCCACGAGGCGGCTATCCGGTCAGGCCGGGCAATGGTCGCCACCGGTGCGGCCGCCGGTTCCAGCTGAGTATGGAGACCATCCAGGAACCGTCGCGCCAGCGCGGTGAATGCCGGATGCCGGATCATGACCGGACCTCCTGCGACAGGATCGAATCCGCCAGGTGCCGCCGCGGGCACGGATGCAAAACGGGCTGCCGATAGTGCCGTGTGCACCAGACGCACAGCTTGTCATCGTCGGGTACGTGGATACGTTGCAGCCATTGGCATTGCTGCTCGAATATGTTCACGACCGGGCCACCTCTCGCAGCCGCTCCACAGCGGGGCACGGCCACCACACCCGGCTGTCGCGGTCGCGACTGCATGCGGCGCAGAATTCGTGCGTCCAGCCGTCCGGCGAGTGCCCGCCGTCGTATGGCGTCGTCTGCTGCTTCTGTTTTCTCGTCTGCTTCTTCATTGGTCGCACTCCCTGGCCTGCTCGATAGCGCCCTGGCACGGCCAACCCTGGTTGCACAGCATGCACAGCAGCCGCGACCAGTTCGGTTGATGCAGTTCCTCATCGGGCAGATTCTCCGTGCCGGGCGCCTCGGTGGGCGAGAGATCCGCGGCGCGCGGTTTCAGGTGCCAGCCAGCTATCCTGAGTTTCGGCTCATCCATGGCGATTCCAATCTCTGGATGGGTGGGGCGGCCCAGTTGCTTGGAGGCGATGGGCCGCCCCTTTTTCGTGGGCCACGTCCTGCCCACAACTCCGACGTTATGTGACTGATACCTCAGTGTGAAGAGTTACCGCGTTCCGCGTTATGCTGCCTATGTTTCGCAGCCCTCGATTTGCTGGAGATCCCATGTCAACTCAAGCGCCCACGCTCGCCAGACTCGCTCTCGGCCAGATGCTCGTCAGCCTCCGCGAGGCTGCCGGATTGGACAGGGCCGAGGTTGCAATAGAAATGGATGTTCACCCCGATACCGTGCGGCGCTGGGAAACCGGCGAACACGGCATGAAGAAACCAGTCGTCCGCGACATAGCACGGCTCTACAATGCAACATCATCTCAAACCATTCGCATGACCACACTGGCCGAACAATCCAAGCAGCGCGGAGCGGTGGAGCGGTATCCAGGTGGCGCGTCGCCGGAGTTCCGAATGTTCGCCGACTTCGAGCCGACCGCGACTCAGATCCTCTCCTATGAACCGGAGTACGTGCCGGGGCTCCTCCAGACCCCCGAATATCTCAAGGCGATCCATCAGGCGCAATTGTCTGACCAGACACCCAAGCCGGAGGCGGTGCATCAGCTGCGAACTTCCCGGCACGAAACCATGTTCAGCCGCGACAACCTGCCTGAATTGAGGTTCGTCATCGGCGTGGCGGCGATGATCTATCTTGACGCGCTTCCGCATGAAGTGCGCACCGAGCAACTCGCCCATTTGCGGAAACTAGGCGCACTGGCATCAGTAGAGATCCGGGTCATCACCGTTATGCATCCAGGGATGAACGGGGGCTTCACCATCATGACCCCCGCCGACGGGATGCTTTCCGCGAACCGCTTTGCTTACATCGAGGCACAGGACATCTGCCGGTACGTCGAAACGGCAGAGACGGTGTCTATCTATGATCAGATTTTTCGCTCGGTCTGGGACCGGGCCATACCGCTAGAGGAGTACATCAATGGCCGGTGAGTGGCGCAAGTCAAGCCGCAGCCAAGGCAGCGGCAACAACTGCGTCGAAACTCGGGTGTTCGATGGTGCGCCGCAGGTCCGGGATAGCAAGATGGGCGATGCCTCGCCCATCTTGCAATTGTCCCGCTCCGATTTCGCGGCCCTGTTGGACAGCGTTAACAACTAGACACAACAATAGCGGGGCGCTCCATCTCGGAGTGCCCCGCTTGCTACGCCTGACGGATACCGGGGAATCAACCGAAGTGATGACCCGCCCCCCTTGCCGCACCCTAATTTAGGGCGTATAGTTGGCGTTACGAGGTCAGGGAAACAGTCCCAGACCCAACCGGAAGGACCCGGATCATGAACACCCACTTCACCGCCTGGCTCGTCAACGACACCTCCGCCCTGGAGACCGCCGCCTGCGACATCACCATCCTCCAAGATGAGATCAACGGTTACCGCACCGACGATGAAGGCAACGAGACCACCCCCGAATGGACTTCCACCGACACTCAGATGTTCCACGCCGTCACCACTGTGGATGCCAAGGAAGGCGACATCAATGACGCCATCACCGAGGCCACCGACCTGATGTCCAAGGCGGGATGGACGACCGTCGGCGACTGGGAAGCCGTCGACATCGCCTACGTCATCACCGTCGAGCGCAACTAGCAGCAACCGACCGCGCCCCAGCTGAACACTGGGGCGCGCCACTATCAGGAGGCCACCATGGAACACACCGACCCGCCCGGCATGCCAGAAGACGAACGCATGACCGCCGCCGAGTTCCGTGTGGTCCGAGAATTCCTCGGCCTCACCGGTGACTGGCTGGCCGGGCACTTCGGAGTCGACCCGCGCACCGTCAGATCATGGGAACAGGGCCGGTATCCGATACCGGACGGCATCCGCATCGGTATGGAGAACCTGGAGCAGCAGACCGGGACATTCATCGGCGGAGTCGTCGGGCAGATCATGGACATCCCTGAACCGACCGTCATCACGTACCGGACCGACGCTGACTATCACGAGGCCCACCCGGAGGTCGATTTCCCGGCATCCTGGCACCGGGCTGTGGTTGCCCGCATCGCGCTGGAAGTGCCGGGTCTGGCAATCGACTACCCCCAAGAGACCTAAGGAGTCGCATGACACCCCGCTTGATAACGGCATTCGGTGAAACTAAGCACCTAGCCGAATGGACGCGCGATCCCCGGTGCACGATTGCGGATCGAACTTTGCTGGGGCGATTGAATACCGGATGGCCACCTGAGAAAGCAATTACCGAACCGGCGAGAGTAGGCAAGAACGTCTACGCATTCGGTGAGTGGAAGACGATTCTTCAGTGGGTCCAGGACTCTCGGTGCCCGATCACTAAATCGACACTGCAACGTCGCCTTAGGCGGGGATGGCGCGCCGAGGACGCAATCACCTACCCATCGACTACCAAATAACGATGCCGCCCCCGCTGGCCGTAGCCAGACAGGGGCGGAAGTGCGCGGTTAAGTCGCTTCCACCTGGAACAAAGCTGGCTGACCGGTTTCAGCAATGACGGCCTCGTGCAGTCGTTTCCTCAGATACCGCAACCCTTCGGCGGTAACTCGCACTTGATCGCTGGCGCGGTCGAACCCCAGATTCCGGTCAGTCCACTTGGTAGCCCGGAGACAAACATGGTGCGCGTGGCGCGCATATGGAACATTGCCAGCGTCCAACAGCCCCAAGTCTCGCAGCAGCTTGAACAGCCGTTTCTGGCCAGTGGAAATATCAGGGTCGCGGTTGAGAATGTTCGCGGCTTCCCGCACCGAGTAGTCGCCCTTCGCTGACGCCAGCACATCCCAGGCGTCGGCTTTGGGTTCGGCTGTCGCCAGTGCAGTCTTGACGGCTTCGCATTCCTCCACGATCGTAGCCAGCTCCCGCAGAGCCTCGGCGTAGGACGAAGGCAACCGGTGTTCTGCGACCTCGTACTTTCCTGTGGCCCGGATCGCGGGTAGAACTTCGTGGGTGACCCACCGTTTGAACGCGCGTGCCCCGGATGCCTTGCTGGCAACTACTAGGTCGTAGAAGCCAGGCTCAGTGATGAACCACGCTTCGGTGTTCACGCCCTCAGCGAAGTTTAGGGCGGCTCCACCTGCGGAAACATCGCGCATGTCGAACTTGTGCTTGTCTTCGTCCTCAACAAGGCGAATCGCCATGGACGGATTGGTGTGCTCCAAAACCGCACAGACATCGGAATGGTGGATCCACCCCATGCCGTCAACAGTGATGGTGCGAATGTTCTGCTGGGTCAGTGGGTATGTGAACCCCTGCGCTGCTGGTATCTCAGGCTCACCCGAACGTTGGGTGGGGATATGGGCCGAACCGCTGATTTGCCTGCGTGTTTGATGCATTAGACTTCACCTCGATTGTTAGATCCCACCTAGGGCGGTAACCCGTAGGGTGGGATTTCTTATGTGCACTCGCTGGAGGGTTGGGGTTGCAGCCCCAGCCCTCCCTTTCTTGCCGCTGCGTGGCAAGGTCGGCCAGCCTAAACCTGCCTTCTCTCACTGTCGCAACCGATCCCCGAGAATCCCCAGTAGGTACCCCCAGCAACGCACCGGAACTGATGTTCGATGCATCGAGGGACAGCCTATACCTGTGGTGCGACACTTAGTGCGTGTGGGCAGTTATGTCCTGTGGGGAGGACAGGCGTGCTTGTGAGCAACGCTGCCAGGGAATCCGCAGAACAGACATTCAGGGACATGTCACTTTGGAGTGACATCTCTGCCTCCACCGAACGGCCAATATCCGATACGAACCGAACGGCTGAATCCAGACACGCCAGGGCATGCACAGGCACACGAGAAGACCCCGGACGGGATGGCGTGGTCCGCGCATTGTCCAGATCCCGCCACCGGATATCCAGAAAACGCACCAGCCTCCGTGGCAGTCTCGGACCCGGGTGGGGACTGCGGGCGCGCTGTCGGTCATGCTGGCGCGCCCGCACCCCAGCATGGACGCAAAGAAAGCCGCCGCCCTCCCGAAGGAGAGCGGCGGCGGCCTTGCTGGTACTTCTACTGGCACGTAGGCATAGAGCCTACTCGCGGTTGTCCGGCTGGATATACACCGGAGGGTCACTGCGGCGCCGGAACGTTTTGACCGCGGCCATCAGCATCACTATCGTCGCCAGCACTTGCGCGCCAGCCTCCGTGTACGCGGCCTGCTCGTCAGCGTTCACCAGACCCAGCACAGACAGCAGTCCCAAAATAGCGGTGAAAACACTGTAGATCGCAGCTCTTACATTGTCAGACATCTAATCTCCTTCAGGTTCTTCGGTGGATTTGCAGATCACGGCCTCGATGGGGCCGTCAGTGGTCAGTACGGTCTCGGCGCTGGCCTCGTACCCGGTCGGGCACATCGGCAACGGGTGGTCAGACAGATAGCTCTCAACCGCCGCGGCGACTTCCTCAGCAGTCGGTGGCGGACCCCGTTCACCTTGCGGCCCGGGCGGACCGGAGGCGGGCGGATTCGCCGTCAGGTAGTCCGCGACGGCGGTAGCGATCTGCTCAGCAGTCGGCCCCGGACCCCGCTCGCCGTCTGCCGGCGGGTTCTCCGTCAAGTAGTTGCTCACCGCCGCGGCGATCGCCGACGGCGTCGGCTCCACCGCCTCCACAGGATTCACCGAGAAATACGACTCCACAGCCGCATACACCTGCTCATCAGAAGGAGGCGGACCTTGCTCGCCAGCCGGGCCGGGTTCACCGCGCAGAGAATCCGGGTCCTTCACACACGTATATCCCGCGGCCTCGACCTGCTGGCACAACGCCTCAGCGGCAACCACCGCCTCATCGGCGCGGTCCTTCTCGTCCTCAGCGCGCAGCCAGGACGACAGAGCCCCGTACCCGATCGCCCCGATGGCCACAGCCAACGCCACGACTGCAATCAGGACACGGTTACGAGGCAGGCTCCTAGTCATGGCACTGTACCCACCACATCCCGAAGCCGAGCGATCTCCGCCCGTAGGCTCGCAACCTCTTCACGCAGCTGCCCGACCTGGAGAGCCAGTTTCGCTTCACGGTCCTCAGCGGCACGCCGGTCCCGCAAAACCTGATCCAGACGTTCTTGAAGCTCCGCCTCACGTTTGAGCGCCGCGTCAGCCCGCTGGTTGGCTTGCTTGATCCGCTCCAACGCCTGCCCACGGTCGCTCCGGTTGGAGCCCAGCAGGTAGATGATGACCACGGCCAGGATGCCCAGGCCACCACCGGTACCCAGCAGCGGACCAACATACTCAGCCACACCTGTTATTCGCCGTCCAGGGAGCCGAGGACACGCCGCAGCGCCGCCTCAACAGCGTTGGTGTCCAGCGTGTGATCCACCAATCCGGCAACGGCTTCGGCCATAGGCCCGATCAGCGCCTCACGCTCGGCCGCCCGCTCGGTCCGCTCAGTGGCCGCGGCCTTGTCAAGTTCAGCCTTGACGACCTTCTGAATATCGGGCGCGCTGGCACCCGCCACAGCGGCAAGGATCGCAGCTTGGCCGGCCAGGACTTCATTCTTGATGAGCTGCTTGGCTTCACGGGAATGCCCGTAACCGCTACCCAACAGGGTCTGAACAGACAGGGATTTACCCAGGTCGCCCCCGAGCTCACGAATCCACGCCGACAGCGGTACTTGATCGCTTAGTTCCATGTCGTCTTCTCCTTCAACGTAGCGTCTAAATAGGGAGGTCTTATCGCGTTTCTCGCTGTCACGGAAATACGAAATGTGGGTGTGAGTCAAATGGGAGCCGTCTCCAGAACTGCGTTTCCCCAGACGATCCCAACGCTTCACCACCCGGCCATCCGGCGAGTAGATGATCTCCCGAATGTCCTTCGTGTCCGGTGCACCGGCTGCGCACTGGGCGACCAGCCACAGCGACAAATGCCGCAGATTCATGACACCCTTAGAGAACATCCCGATATCCAGGGCCATCGCGCCGTCAGTCGGATTCGCATCCCGCGAGGACTCAGAAACCGAATAGTCGCCCCAGCCGTAGTTGGCGCGGATCCGGTCCCACCCCAAGTGGTAGCCAGAGAAATGCGTGGCCTCGTTCCCGACGATCCCCACAGAGTTCGCCGGGACCCCCAGGGCATCAATCACGTACGACCGGGCCGTTGACAGGGTTTGCGGTGCGTAGCTCATGGGTTCTCCAGCGCGGCTACTCGCGCTTCAAGCGCGTCGAACTCCGCCATCGTCGGAACCGATTCAAATCCCGCCGCAAGATGGGCGGCAGGCCAAACCCCATTGAGATACCAATTGTCAGCGGTGGCCCATTTCGTTACACCATCCCCTAGAGACATAACCAGTTGGAAAGACAGGGCACTATTCGAGAACACCTGGACAGTGAGAACTCCAGATCCTTCGGAGGCGACCTGGTATGTCATTTCAGGTGCCCCGCAGGGTTCCAGAAAATCCACAATGTCTGCGCTGTTGGTGCCGTCGTATGCGATCACGTGGATCGGCGTCGTATTAACTGTCACGGGTATTCTCCAATGCGTCTAGTCGGGCCGACAGCGCGTCGATCTGCTGCTGTTGGGACTCCAGCCGGGTTTGTTGGTTTTTGGCGACGGCCAGCAGCGCTACAGTCAGCCGGTCATACGAGATCGCTTCAGGACCTTCATCGTCATACGTGACGAACTGACCCATCCCGCATTCATCCAGCTGCTCAGCGATCAAACCGACATGCCGTGAGGAGTCCTCTTCGTTGGCGGCCGTGAACGTGACCGGTTCCATAGCCAACACCGTGTCGGCGTCGAGTTCCAACGGCTGGATATGAGCCTTGTATCGACGGCTGGACGAAGATCGCAGGACCCGCCCGGTTGCCGGATCAAGGTTGCAGTTCGCGCCGTTGACTGTCGTAGCACCGTGCGGGACGATCCGGACATCATCCGTATCCGAATCCAATTTCACGGGCCCGCCCCGGGCCTCCACCAGGACCCCGAAGACACCCGAAGAGATCAGCGAAACACTGAAATCACCGAACAATCCCGCATGCTGCGAGTAGACAGTGAAATGATAGACCGGGTTCGGTAGGCTCCCGATCCGTACCTGTGAACCCGAAGTCCGGTCGGTCGCATTGAAAATATCGGTCGCGTCTGGACGTTGCACAATGAACCCATACCCCGGTTCACCGTCATCGTTGAAGGACCCAGCCCATGTGGATGCTTTTCCGTTGGGGTGGAGCGTCAGAACTTGCCCGCCGTCAAACGCGATGACTTTCCCGCCGTCGCGGACGTTGACGTTTCCGCCGCCCTCAACATCCAGCGACCCTTTGTCGTAGATACGCAAGCCGTCTTCACCGATCGAGGATTGTCCGAGCGACCGAGCCCGGGCCTGTTCATCTATCCGGTTGGACTGTTTCCGCAGCTCACGAACCGTATCGACTCGCCCGGCAGACATCATGTGGCTATATCGACCCATTACTGCCCTCCAACACTAGTTCCACTTCGGATTTTTGAAGGTCGAGGGTCCAGCCGATGACCCGGCCCTGCCCCATCACGCCAGTCGGGTGACCGGAGCCCTTCACGACCCAGGCCACGTCATCCCCCAAATACCAGTCCACGCCCAGCATCGGGTAGGCGTCCCACCGTGTCGTGAGTCGCCATATTGTGGTGCCAGCGTGGATCCGGTCGTACTCGGCTTGGGCGTGACCATCCAAAATCAGTGGATCGGTGATGTCTGTACCCGGCTGGAAATAATGTTCGATGATCGGCCAGCCGTCCGCCAGAGCAGCCAAGTCGATGACCGGTTGCGATTCGGGTTGATCCTCGCCCTGGCCACTGGAATACGCTCGCATCCAGTTTCCGGCTTTACCGCTACTCCAGTCCTCAAGGTACTTATAGCGTGCTTCAGCCGAAGATTTCGACTCGAAAATACTGTTCGCGGTGACCTCGAAGATCACCGGCAGATCCGCTTGAGCCCCGATACGCGGTTTGAGTCTCGCGATCTTGTCTATCCTGGTCTGGGATGTATCCGACCATTCGACATCTACAGTGAACTCCGGGCCACCCGGCGACATGGACAGTTCATCCAACGCCGGGAAAATGTGCTTACGCGACTTCGCGAAATACTCCCGGGAAGCAATGACCCCTGTCGGTACGGCGTCTACCAGGAACCCCATGCCCTGCCCGATACCGTCCTTGGACTCACCATCAGCTATCAAACTACCGGCGATCACGGACCCAATATCCTGGTCCACAAAGTTGTGATCGTTGATGGTCCGGCGGAGCCAATACCCCTCCAGGGAGACGACCCCCAGCTGACAGTACGGGTCGGTCCCCAGTTCGCGAGGCAGGATCCACCCCGCCCCAGCAGGGATATCATTCACAATCGGGACGATCATGGTCCGGCCAGGATGCGTCGCGGCGACAATCTGGTCAATGTTTCGACCGGGGGAACCGATAGGTGTCGTCAGGTTCGTGGATGTGTGTTCACACAGGACCCGCCCGAAGCTCCCCGTCAAATCAGGGAGTTCGTCGATGACGGTTCCGTTGACCGCGTTGCACGCCAACCAGGTGACAGAGGTCCGTTTCCTGGCCTCTGTTGGGGGCGGCAGAATGATCGGCGGTTCAGGGTCCGGCCCCGGTTCCTCATCCAACGTGATGACGTGCGAGTAGGAGCCCAGGGCCGTGCTGAATGTGTACGCCGTGGCGGTGATCGTGATCGATGAACCAACATCAGCAACAGAGAGAGTCCCGTACTGTCCACGTTGGGACGATACGGCGAGGTCTTTCCAGGACTGTGCGCCAGACGGCGACGCATCCAGTGCCGCGAACTGTGCGACCGGGAATCCTCCGTATAGGTTCTCCCGCCGGATTCCGGTGGAGTGCGCGTCGCCTTGGACCAGCCACATGCGAGGCAGCCAAGACCTACTGGCGTCACCACCAGGCGCACCGAGAATGTCGATGACTCTTTGTCTGGCGTGGGTGAATGAGGCCCACGTGTCCACACCGGTGGGGTGCTCCCACTGTGCCGTAGACACCAGGACGAGAGCCTGAGCCGTCGAAGCAAACAGCGTGTTGCTCAGCCACGTTTCTTGCTCCACGCCGAGCATCTGTTTAGACGGTGTGTCGGCATCCGAGTTGGGGTCACGGTTGGCTCTACAGTCCAACACGACAAACAGGATTCGCCCTATCTGGAACGAATGGTAGTTCGCTCCCAGTGGATCGCCCGAACCCCTCAGGTAGTGGGGTGTCCGCTCCTGCCACGCAGCGACGGCGTTATCCCGACCCGGCGAGGTCCGGTCACTGTTGTCGGGACCGAAATCATGGTCGTCGTACATGGCGACCGTGTTGACACTCCGGTACAACTCATGCTGGCGGGACTGCAACAGCACATCGTCCCATGCCCGCCGGTACTCCGTGATGCTTGCGCCGACGATCCCATGCTTATCGCTGCCCAGGTCGTAGTAGTGCCAGTCGCCCATCCCGATCCATGCACGCCAGTCCTCGGCCAGCGCGCGGACCCTGATCGTGTCGAAAATCGTCGAGTTAGACAACCTGCTGGGCGCCAGGACAGCGCCCTCACCCTCCACATCCGGGGTAGACCCGGCGCAGGACGCGGCGCCGATCGTGAATGATGCGGGAGCCCCGGCAGGCGGGAGTGTCCGGACCTGGCCGGGGAAGGTTGTATCCTGCCCGTCCGAGTCCTCAATGGCATAGTGGTAGCGGGTGTCCGGGTCGAGGTCCGTGACGGCAACCGTGGCGATGCCTTCCCCGGTGGGCGTGAAATCCGGAGTCGTGATCGGGGAAGTCAACCCGACATCGAGGGCTACGACGGCGCGCGCGAACGTGCCCGTCGTTTTCACTCGCAGGACGAACCCGGTCGGTGTGGCCGCACCCACCATCACACTCGTGACTGTCATTAATGGACTTCTACATATACGGCGCCGCTGCCGCCGGTACCGCCAGAGCGTGCCGCTTGTGAAGCACGGTTGTGGCCACCACTGCCGCCACCGCCCTTGCCGACCGCCGCGAACCCGTTGCCGCCCTGCGTCGCCGCAGAACTCAACCGGTGGCCAGACAGATGCGACCCGCCGCCGTCACCAATAGTCAACCTCTGAGGAGGCGAAACGTTGCCGTCGACACTGCCGTGGAATCCATCGCCGCCGGGAACATTCAGCATCCCGCCGGTCGCGGTACCGCCCACACCTCCGTCACCAATATTTGATCCGGTAGACGCCGCGACGCCCTCACCAAAACCGCCACCAGTAGCCGAACAGTGAGCACCAAACGCGCTATTACCTCCAACGGTGCCGTTGTTGTTTCCCGCACCGCCGCCGGCACCCGCGACACCAACCGTCACCGTTTCGGAAGTGGCCAGATCACTGAAGGGAATGATTTTGTAGCTGTACCCGCCGGCGCCGCCACCGCCTGCGGCCGCCGCTTGGGATGCTGAGGTTGCTGCGCAACCGCCACCGCCACCGCCAGCAGCTTGGACGTGCACGATCACATACCGGCCCCACTTGTAGTTGGACTTCGAGAAGGCCCCGTTCGTCGCGAATTCCACCATTGAAGGGGTGTTGGCCGACGCGACGATTTCCCACGCGGAACCAGAAAACCGGACCAGCGCGTCAGCGTCCGCCAAATCCGCGTAGTCCGCTTCCCGCCGGAACGTGGCAGGAAGCCCCGCAGTTGTTCGGACAGGAAGGATCCCGCCCTTGGCGACAGTGAAATCGCCGTCGAAATCCAGAGTGGCTGCACCCGGAGACACGGGGACAGTCGCGGTCGCGAGCAGGAGCGTCCCGGCAGGAGTCGCCGGAGTACCCGCCCCAGCCGTCCCGGGGACATACCGGGTCCTGGCTAGACGCTGACCGGAGGAATCCTCGTCATCGTCTAGGACCTCAGCGACAATCAGGTCAATCCTGGTGTTGGAGCCGTCCGGCGGATTCAAATCATGAGTACCAGCAGGGATCGCCACCAGGTACGGTCCGGCTTGTGTCCCGCCGTCCGTAGGATTGACCACACAGGTCAGATCCCCGACAGTCACCTGGGTACCAGACAGGGAAACCTCAGACACGGACGTGTTTTGCAGGATCCCTGGCCGGGCACCGAACCGCCCAGTACCAGGCAGATCCGGGCGGCCCTTGTACATGAGCCCGCCGAACGGCCTGCGCAGTTCCGGGGCGTCATACACCGGCTCGGCCACATACACATCAGCTCCGCCGTCAGCGCCGAACTCCATAACATTGCCGCCAGGCGATGCCGACAGCTGGAACGTATCGGTAGTGACATTCCTGGTCCAATAGGGTGCATTTTCGACGAGGACGCCGACAGCGCCACCGGTGACAGTGTCGACCCTGACCTCCGTCAGATCAGCCATATTGTGCGTCGTAATCGTTGCGACATCACCGGCCGCCGCAATCGTTGCGGTTCCTTTGGCTTCACCGTTTCCGGTGGCCATCCACAGAGCATTACCCATTTCCTACCACCACGTGTGTCTATAGCGGACCTCAAGAGACCCGGCATCGAAATCGGACGCCCCGAAACGGATCGTGGAGACCCCTGGGGGAAGAAGCGGAAAATCACCGGAAACTTGGCCGCGGCGAGTCGAAACACCATTCAGCAGGACACTGTGAGATTTCGTGTCAATGTCCAGCCACTGGCCGTCAGTCAGATCGAAAAGGACCTGAAGACGTTGCGGTTCCCGCCCGAAATGTTGAAGAGTCACCGAAGGTCGGGAGATTGGGCCGTTGATGCGCAGGTTAAGCCCAGTATCCGCGGTACCCTCGTTCGTCAATGTCGCTCGGCCGCCCAAAGACCTCGACCGGATACGAAACGGGACACTTACCGGAACCGAGAGGCCACCCAGTTGAGTGGTCGCACCAATCCCCGTAACCTCCACCAGCTCACCCGAATAGTTGAACGGGTCGTTCGCGACGAAACCACATTGTACGAACCCGGTCCCACCCGGAACCGTCGACAGTTCTGGTTCCACCATTCTGGGTCGGCCGAACAGGACATATTCACGGCCGCCCTTGTGGTACCGCAGCTCCACGTCAGCGATCACGTCACCGATAGGTCTGAAAGCAGCAGCCAACACCTGGTATGCGGCCCAATACGTGGCCTCTGTGGAGGTGTCGATCATCAGGCGTATAGGGACGATCCGTTCGCCCAGCCACTCGGCCGCAGAATACGACCCGTGGTTCCACGCCCTAGGGCCAGTCCCCGTGGTCCTGGTGTTCATCGTTAGTGGGTTGAATTCGTGCGTGACCCGGTACACTGTGCCTGGTCTGGCGGCACTATCCAGGACCAGATCCCGGATCGAGATCTGGCCATCCAAAAGCGCCATCTATGTCGCCCCGCTAAACGCCAAATGCCAGGCGAGGTTGTCTTCGACCTGTTTCGCGTCGAAATGGTCGGACCACGCCTGCATGTTCAGGTTTTCGATGTGGAAGCTCCGACCGCCAGCATTGCCGAGTGCGGGGTCGGCCCCGGCGTTGATCGCCTGCAACAGAGGAAGATGTCGTCTCGTGGCGGACTCGCGGACCACGAACTCGTTGTTGGTGAGCCGAGCAAAGCCAGCGTCGACACCCGGGGGACCACCGGTCACCAAACCACCAGTCTGATAGGTCGGAATCGCGCCACCACCAGGCCTCCACGGTGGAGTCCCTTTTGTCGTATAGTTTGTAATAACGTTTACCGGGTAGGTACCTTTGAGATCTTCGAGGACATCTATGTACTCCTCGACTTCAGCGGCCGTCAAACCCATTTCTTCGGCGTTGTCACGTAGAGACTGGATCTGGTCATCAATGACCTCCGTTGCAGCCTCATTGCTGAGCGTCGCCTCGAACGTTTCTGTTGCCATATCGGCTATCGAGCCCGTCAGGTCCTCCATGTTGCGGCGGTTCTCTCTCGCCGCCTCCGAATTTCCCTTCAAAGCACCGCCGTTTTCTTTAGCGGCATCCGTGGTTTTCTTGATTTGTTCTTGGAGGGCGTCTTCTGCCTGAACCAAACCGAACGCGTGATCCAGGAGGGCTTGGATCGCCTGATCCAAATCATTGAGCGCATCAGAACCCTCGCGAGCCTGTTCAGATGTCAACCCAAGAGACTCCGCAAGCTGCTGTTCAGCACCAGTCAGCTCGATCGTTTCCTCTTTGTTGTCTTTCATGGCTTCGCGCATGTTTTCGGATTCGGCTTGCGCCTCACCGAACGTCTCACCCAGATCCGCCATGATCCGATCCAAAGCGGCAACCCTGGCAGAGTTCTCCTGCTCCTCAGTAGATAGAGTCGCGAACTCGCCCCCAGTCTCAGCAGCCTCTTTTTTCAGCTCCGCCAAACGTTCCCGCTGCTCCGCCATCGCGTCAGTACCATTAAGGACCGCATCGACCAGTTCAGACTGCGAGATACCGAGCTTCTTGGCCGACTCGAAAGCACCCTCTTCTTGCAGCTTGTTGGCGATAAACGCCCTAGTGTTGTCGGTGATCGCGCCGGTCTGCTCATCCAACGTCGCGGTCAGCTCGTCAACCTCTGCCTCGGCAGCAGCCTCGGCAGCAGCCCAAACCCCAAGGCCAATAGTCACCCCAGCCAGGGCAATACCCACCGGCCCCATCAAAATGTTTGACAGTTTGGACAGCCCGGCTCGGGCAGCGCCAGCCACCGGACCCGACATTTGAGCCAGGGCAAGGTTGAATGCATGGATTTTCGGGACAGCGATCAACGCCGCCCCACCCACAATCCCAATCACCGCAGCCAGAGACGCCACAACCACCAGCAGCGTCTGAATCGGACCCGGTAGCGACCCGAGAACGTCAGCAAGGCCACCCAAGAACGACGCGACCTCACCGATTATCGGCAGAAGAACCTCACCCATGGAAATCGCGAAATCGACAACCCGGTTCCGCGCGATCGCCATCTGCGCCTCAGTCGTGCCGTACCGTTTCTCCGCCTCCTCCATGAGTGCCTTGTTCTCGTCCCACGCGGTGTTGGAGGTGCCCAACGATTTCGTGAGCAGATCAGAAGAGTTCGCGAGTCGCAGGAGCGAATCCCTGACCCGCATCTCACCCAGACCCAGATCGGTCAACGTCGCGAAAACGTTGTCGCCCGCGTTCTGGGCTCTACCCAAACCGACAACGAAAGCGTCGATCGCTCCGGCAGCGTCATCCCTGTAAGCCGTTGTGAAGTCTGCTGACGACATGCCCGCCACGGCCGCGAACTGCTCCAACGCGTCCCCGCCCTCACGGACAGCCTGATCAATCGTCGCGAAAACACGAGAAATCGCGGTGCCGCCGGCCTCCGCCTCGACACCAGCCGAAGACAGGGCCGCCGCGAACGCCAGAACATCCGATTCGGAGAGACCAATGGTTTTACCGGCACCGGCGATCCGCATCGCCATCTCAACAATCTCAGCCTCAGTCGTCGCCGAGTTGTTTCCAAGATCCACTATCGCGGAACCAAGTTTGTCGACATCGGACGTACTCGTGCCCATGATGTTCATGAACCGCGCGAGAGCGATTGAAGCGTCCTGAGCGGACAAGTTCGTCGTCTCACCCAGGTCAATCATCGTCCGGGTGAACGCAACGATGTCTCCACGCTTGATACCCAGTTGACCAGCCGCTTCAGCGACCCCAGCAATCTCTTCATGGGTCGCCGGGAGAACCCCCGTCAAATCCCGTAGGGACTGTTCCAGGGCGGCCATCTGCTCCGGAGTACCGTCGACGGTTTTAAGGACACCCGTCCACGCGGTCTCCCAATCGATCGCGGCTTTCACGGTGAGCCCGAGACCGACAGCGATCGCGGCACCAGCAGTCAACATGCCGGTGCCCACACTGGTCATCGCAGAATCGACGCGCGCCTGCTGTTGTTCGAGTTTCCGCAGTTCCCGGTCGAAACCGCGAGTGGATTTCCCGGCCTCCTCCAGGCCCCGCTTGAAACCGGCAGGGTCGGCGGTCATCCGATAGATCAGGTCACGGCGAGAACTCGACATTCGTCACCCCCGTCGCAGCGTGATGAAATTGCCCGGAAGGGGATTCGTAGACTCGCCATGTCTCTTTTGAGCCATCTGGATTTCTGCGCAGCCCTGGCAGTGACCTAGTTCAGCTTTGTAGGCGTCCCTCGACCCGCCCTTTTCGGGATCCCATTCCTCTGGCCGGGTACCGCATTTACAGACCCGTTTAGCTCTCACATATTGGACGATCGCCTTGTCGCGGTCTGATTTAGACCACGACAGGAACACCGAATGTGGGAGGCGGTAGTGGGCTGCTACTTCAAGTTCTGTAGCAAAGACAGGATCTGCGTCGAGCCTTTTGGGAGCACCATCGGATCAACCGTCCTCGACTGTTCATTGACCCTTACGGCCTCAACAAACAGTTCCTGACGTTCCCCGGCAGACATGTTGTTCAGGGCGTCCCGCCAATCGTCGGCGGTCATATCATCCTCAACGCATTCGGCCAGAAGAGCAGGCCGGAACGTAGATGTGTTCCACACTGGTGGCGGCTCTTTTTTGGCTTGCGCTTCAGCGACTTCTTTCGCCTCCGGCGGGTGTGCCTCGACCAGAGCCTCATAGTCATCCGCCGGCAGGGCAGTGAGCACAATGCTCTCGTAACAGGCATCCAGTGCCCGCCGAGCAGCTTTGACTTTCTTGTCAGCGGCCTTGGCTTTATCGCCCGTCGCTCTCCGTGCGGCACGTTCGGCCGCCTGTACCTTCGCCTGCGCGTCACTAGGATCAGTGATCTGGAGACGGTACGTCGCCTGCGCCCGCTGACGTTTAGCCAGCCGGTCTTTCAGGCTCACGGAGCAGCCGGGATCGTGACATTCTCGGCGGGCTCCCGAGTGATCGAAAACTGGACAGTCACCATGGTCGCGTTAGACGCCGGGTAGTCGATCGGTTTCGAGACACTGCGGACACGGACAGGAAATATGTCCATCAGCTGGCCTGCGATGTTTCCGCCGTGGAAGACCACGACAAACCCGGAATCTTTACGTTCTATAACAGTCCGCACATCGTCGGTGTCACGGCTCGCATAGAACGCGATCGACGCGTCACCAGGGTTGATCCGGCCAGGGATCTGCCCCGTGAACAGGGTCCCACCATCGGGGACAGCCACGTTATCGGCGGCAACCTCGAAACCCTCAGCCGTCGACACCTCCGAGGTCAAATCGATACCGGCATCCAGTTCCGCATACAGTGGAGCCGTATAGTCGGTAATCGACACCACCCAGTAGTGTTTCGCGGTTTCTGGCGCTACATACCGGTCCGTGGGGTTGAGTGTGGTCACCATCAGTCGGTCTCCTCAGAGCTCTTGCGGCCACGCCGCTTAATTGGTTTCTTGGGTTCGGATTCGACATCACTGGGATGCCAGCCGGCGGCGATCCACGTCGCCATTGCCCGGCGCCGAACCGTCATGGTCCGGCCGGGTAGATTCGGGTGTTCCAAAGTCACGTCATTCATGCCACGACCTCGAACGTCACGCTGGTCTCCAACGACCATTGAATGTGGACAAGGTTGTCGGCTTTGTTGCGATAGACCGTGGTGGCTGCTACATACTTGGATCCGCTGGCGGGGATGGCGATCGTTCGGTCCGCAACAGCCAGATCGCCGTCTACGGACTGCGGTGTCACCATCGTCATATCGACGCTCGCGCCGCTACCGTTTGTCACACGCAGGATCGCGCCTGGTCGTACCTGGTCGCCGCCGGCCGACGCCAGGTTCACGGCAGCGGTGATACCACTCGATGTGACACGCTCAGTGTCTACAATAGCCATATTGTTTGCTCCTTATCGGAATCCCGCTGCTGCGGCAGCTTTACTGACTGCTTTATCGAGTGCTTTCGCGAAGCTCTCTGCGTGCTGGGCGATCGCAGGAGCAATGAACGGCCGGACGTTTTCCACAACCCACGGATCGTGGCCGTACGTTTGGTGTCGGAACGTCGCCCCGTTCGCGCCGAACTCGTAGAGCCGCGCGTGGGGAACCGATTTGGATACTTTGATCGTGGCTCCCGGCAGACGCTGACTCCGGCTCGTACCGACCGAGATCGCTCCTGGAATCCGGGTAGACCAGGAAGCATTGCGTTTCGCGGTTTCTGCGACAGGCCGGGCGGCTTCCCGCATCTCGCGGTTCATGTGGCGAGGAATATCGCCCTTCATCTTGTTGATGTCGTTGATGAGTTTCCGAACGTCAGCCGAACCGGTTCCAGCCACAACGCCCCCTCATGCCGCGCTACGCTGTGTGAAGGTCTGTTAGGCGCCGCCCGCCTATCGGCAGCAGGCCAACCCCCGAGGAAGTCAGAAAGTGAAAAAGGAGCTGGCCGTGATGGCCACGGCTGTCTGCCTGTTTGCTGGATGCACGGCCACCATTGATGAACCCGCAAAAAGTAAGTCAGCATCCATCGAGGTGAAACTGTCGACGGCTGACCCTCACATTGGTGTCAACGCGGAAACCGAACGGCGAGAATGCGTGTGGGTGGAAACGTCCTACGTTCTCAAAAACAGTGACGGGAAAATCGTTGCCACCGAGGACCTACCCAAAGGGGCCGCCACTGTGGGAGACCACGAAGGGGCTGTGGGGCAGCTCATTTCTTCCAAGCCACCTGACTATGAATGCATCCTGAAATTCACGATCAGACCTGAAGAATCAGACTTCTATGAGCTGGAAGTGACAACGCTCGCGCCGCACAAACAAAAGACATACACGCAGGTCAAGACGTTCTCGGTCGAAGATAGCCCTGTCACCATCACCTTCGACTAACGGTCGAACGCGTCCACGAACACACTGAACCGCAGATTCACGGCCATTCCCGTCGTCGCGGGGTACGCCGAATAGTCGATGATGTCCATGTAGGCACGCAACACACCCTGGGATATTGGGTGCTCGGATTTCAACCCAGCCACCAAGGCTGTATAGGTGGTGAACACCAGCGCCCGTAGCGCTTTCGTATCACTGTCACCTGAACTGGCCGCGAGGAGACAGTTCACGCGGTACATTTCCCGCCGGTCACCGACACCACTCTCCAGATCAATATCGGCTTCTAGGACGGCCCCGGACTCGGACCAGCCGACAACAATCCCCAGATCAGTTCCGTCCTCATTGACCTCAACCAGGTTGGAGACTGGCCCGTCATCGACACGCGCATCAGGTGCTGCTGTACCGAAGATCGTGACGAGTCGTTCTAGTACAGCCGGGATGGTACTCATGCGACCACCGGAACCATCTCGGATTCCAGGAGCTCCACGGCTCGTCGGGGAATCGAATAGAACCGGCCTTTATGGTCGTGAACGTTCATCATCGTGTCCTCCGCGTAGGCGGTCGCTGGTCGCCGGGAATCGTTAGGTCGTTGGGTGTCCCACAAATGCTGGACAATGATTTTCGCGGCCAGCACCCACCCAGCTGGGACCACCGCGTGACCGGCTTTATAGGTGACAGTGAATCGGCCCCGGAACCATCCACCGGTGCGCATCATCCCGACATCATCCACATCCACTGAACCCACATCGATAGACCCACCGGAGGCGTACTGGATAGAAACAACTTCCTGCACCGGGTAGTGCCGCAACGGAACGACAGGACCGTTGACGCTGTGGCTTTCGGTGTAGGTACGCAGGATCGACGTTTTGACACGGAAGTCAATAACCCCGGTAGCGGCCTCCACGAAGCTCCGGATCTGTTCATCCGAACCAGTATTGGTGACCCGCAGATGGGCTTTAGCGTCGGCTAGGGAAATGATCTGCGACAGCTCGGACTGCCGGACATCAAACACATCCCGGTACGCCGTCTGCGGATCCGTCGTGGACAGGACGAACGAGTGCCGACCCGCCTGGGTCGTCGGGAAGTCGACGATCAGAACACCCGTTTCTGCCGGCGGCAGCGAAACTGCGGGTGTCTCGGTGGTGCCGTCCGGGAGCGTCACCGTCAAACCGGCAGCGCCCGGGTTGGTCAAAACCCCGTCGAGGGTTTTGACCTCCACCCGGATCCGGAACACGTCACCCAGATCGATCATTAGCTGCGCGGGATCGGAGTACGGCGGGCACCAGACAACACAATCACGGCACTGTAGATACCACCGGTGGCAGGTGAACCCGTCACCGTGGCGACAGCCCGCAAATACCTAGCATGTCCGGTATACCCGAGTTCGAACACAGCTTCATCGTTGTCTGAAGTGATACTGATCGCCGGCCCTTGAAGGAACTCAGCGGCAACATCAGTCCAATCCGAATCATCCGGGGAATCTTGAAGCTTGAACGCATGCGTCCCATCAGTGACCGTCCCAGCGGCGACAACGAGCATCGCCGACCGGAATGCCGACAATTCATTCGACATCCGGTCAACGGCCGTGCCATTGGCGTTGGCTGTGCGGGCCGCCGGGGTAAACGACACTTTGGCAGTACTGGAGTTGTAGACAGACGTTCTCACTGTGACACCTCGGTCTCAACGGTCTCCACCTTGCGGGCGGGCTTACGTTTCTTCGGTTCCGACAGCGACCGTTTCTCACCGGGGGCCGCAGTTGCTTCCTCGATAGTCCGGTCTATGTAGTCCTGCGCAAGTTCGAAGTATTTCTCGTTGCGGAGGATGTCTTGATGGTTCTTTACTCGTGGGTCATTACTGGAAATTAGTTCGCCAGTGCGAACCACTCGGTTGGTTCCTGCGACACCAACCACGAACGACAGTTTGCACCGGTATGTCTTAGCCATTGGTTTTTCCTTCGATGGCGGCCGGGGGCTATATGGCCCCCGGCCTAAATGGATCAGGTGACGTTCAACATCCGGAAAGCACCATCGTTCACGGAATCGGCGCCAGTCCTGTACGACGCGAACCAACCACGCTGGCCGGAGGGCCGGTTGTTGGACGTGTGGAACAGGTGCGGAATGAACTCCACAGTCATGCCGACACGATCGGCGATCACGTAGTTGTTGAAGTTCCCGAACACGATGGTCCTGTTGTTCTGTCCGGCGTCGATGACACCATCCATCGCTTCGGCCTCCAAAACCCGGCGGCCGATCAGACCGTCAGGCAGATCATTACCGAGGGTGGTCCACAGCGCGGCACCACCGGAAGTGTCGAACTGGCGGGTCGCGTTGTAGGTCTGGATGTTCGCCAGCCAAGTGCCGCGGCGACGGTGCTTGGCTGGGAGTCCGCCATGCAGCTTGTACACGTCCTCCAGAGCGAACACGTCGGTGGTGGCCGACGAGATCTCCGAGGCTGTACCCGTCAGCGCGGTAACGATACCGGTGGGCTGGCCAGAGCCAGATCCGGTAATGAACGCCTCTGCTTCAAGGTCTTCGCGTCCCTCCGACAACAGTTCGGCCACAGTCGCGGTGACGTTGGCTTCGTCCTGCATCGCCTGCATGGAGATCGGTACGAACCCGCGGGCCGTGTGGATCGGGATTGAAGGCTGCGCGAAGTTCGTCGAATCGTCCGACACCTCCGAGCCCTCAGCGTCCCAGCTCCACGACACGGCGCCCGAAGAGACACCATTCCACACGTCGCCAGTGGCCACGACCATCCGGGCAACCTGCCGAATCTCCGACAGCATCCCATCAGACGTAACGATCACGGTCGGATCCAGCTGGAACGGCACCAGGTAGCCGCCCTCGGAGTCGGTCAGCGACATGGCACGGAACGCCTCAGCGGCCTGCCAAGCGTTGCGCTCGTCGGGAGTGAACTCGGCGCCTTGAGGATCGCGAGCTTTTTTCACCCACGCGCGCATGTACGCGGGGCTGGAGGTGTGCAGGATCAACCGCGCGATATACGAGTTGCGGTCGTCCCAGCGCTCCAGGATCCTGGTGCCGCCGGCGCGCACCGCGTCGTTGCAGCCGGGCATCTTCTCGATGGCCGACAGAGCACGGGCACGCAGTTCAGCGCCCACGTCTTCGGGGTCTCGCCCGAACGTGCGCACTTCGGACAGGTTCCACGGGTCCCGGAACCGGCAATCCTCAACCGAGTCAGGGTTGAGGACCGGATCCAGGTCGTAGCCTTGACCACCGCTGACAGAGGCGCCGCGTTCCACCCGCAACGCCAGCGATGCCGGCCCGCGTTCAGTGGTTTTGGTGGCCGACCGGACCCGCTCCAAAGCGGAAGTCCGCTCCAACTGGCGACGGTGCCCATCGATTTGCGCGAATTCGCGAGTCAGCTCGTCGAACTGCTGCTCATCCTCGGAAGTGAGGTCGTCCTTTTCGCCGAGCCGTTCCAGCTCGACCTTGATGTCCTGCAAACGGATGACCGCCTGCGGGTGCGAAAGTTCCATTTAAATGTCCTTTGTGATGGACGCGAGCTTTGTACTCATCAGCTCCGTGACTTCACGGATGTTGCTGCGGAGTTGCTTCACGTCGTCGGTATCGGTCATCGACGGGTGCCCATCACTAGGCGGCGCGTCGTCATCGTCCAACGGGTGCCCATCGGGCGGCGCGTCTTCGGAATCCCTTGCGGGTTCAGGCGAGTGCTGTTGCAGCGGCTCGTCTGAAGTTTTGGTGCCAACCAGTGCGCACGCCACTTCAGCGCGCAGCTTCGGGTCGGCAAGGTCGTCAGCGCCGGGCGGAACATCCATAGCTAGGGAGCGTCGAATGTCGCGGCGCAGTTCAGCGTCAGCACGAATAGTTGAGGCCAGGTCTCGTGCCCGCACACTCACCGAGGTTTCCTCGTAGGCAGGCCACACAACCGGGCCGGCCTCAGCGATCTTGACTTCTCTCAAAGTCCGTTCCAGTGGGCCGCGGTCACCGGCATCCCACAGGAGGCGAGGCAGTTCGTCGGCTTTGATGAGTTTCCCGGCGTTGTCGCGCCACTCCTCACGCACCACGGAAAACCGGAACGACATGCCATCGATAGCGCCCTCAGCGATCGCGTCGCGGATCGGCTGCACCAACCAGTTATCCGTCAACCGGGCTTCCACGTACAGGCCGCGCTCGTCCTCTTTGATCGACGTGAACCGGCCAATCGGGACAGACCCAATCAACGGATGGTGGCCGTGATCAAACTGAAGCCGCGGCGTCCGCTCCCGAACCGATTTACGGAAAGCACCCGGCGCGATCTTCTCGCTGAAAGTCCCTTCCCACGAGTTGATCTCCGTGGCGGCGTTGAAAACCGCCGCATACCCCTCCAGCGTAAAACCGTCAGAGCCTTCATCGGCGCGCACCAAGTCGAAAGCGACACTGCGCTCCAGGTCGTCGCGTGGTGGCGCAGTCAACATCGTCATGCCGTTATCTCCTGTAGTTTCGGGCTCGCCTCGGCAGGGGTCCACCCCTTGGTCATCAGCTCGGCGGCCAATCGGACATCCGTCACCGTCATGGCTTGGACACGAATGGGTGTGGAGTCGCCGGAAGTGTTGGGGGGCTGCAACTGCACTGACAACAGGCCGGTGTGACGCAGCAATGACCAGTCGTTGGCCTGGATCGAATCGGTAACCGACTGGGGTTCAAACCCGCCATCGATGAGCTGCCGGATAGACGCGACTTCGCGGGCCTGGATCTCGGCGCGGTCTTTCTCGTCCTCACGCAAGAACGGGATACCGCGGGTGTCCACAACAAGTTCGGCACCAGAAGGAGCCCCTACAAGCCATTCCAGACTGGCTGAGGCGAGCTCCCACAGTGGGTGCAGGGTCCGGTCCGCGAAATTCCTGCGGGCCGCCGAATAGTTGCCCTGATTCAGCGATGACCCGTTCAGGCCCTCACTGAAACCGACTATCACTGGCGGTACACCAGCTGCCGAAGCGATCCGGGTCTCTCCAGCACCTTGCACGGCTTTGAAATCGAGCTCTTTAAGGTCGGAGCCGACGATCGTCACGTCCGCGCCGCTACCCAAGTAGAGGGTTTTCCCGGCGTTTCGGGCACCCGCATGGTTAGCGTCCATAACGGACTTGAAGCGTTTGAGTTTCTCTTCACTAACGTCGGGCAGTTTAACGACCATGTTGGGTGTCGCACCCTGCTCCAGATAAGACAGTTTGTGTGAAGTAAGCTGTTTATCGGCGAGGATCTCCCGAAGAACCGGGGTCAGCCACGTCATGCCCCGCCATTCAGCTGTCGGGTCCGGATTCGGCGCCCAGTGCGCGATCTCGTCAAGAAGGAACGGAACACCTTCTCGGTCCCGGTTGCCGCCCTGGAAATAGAGGTACCCAATTTTCCGCCAACCGACCTGCCCAGCCGGTCCACGGTCAGTGACCATGCGCGGTTCCAGGACGATATCTACCCAGTCGGGGCGGAGCCGGATAATCTCGCCCTCGGTTTTCCAGCCATACCAGTTGCCGCACAAGTCGGCGTCGTCGATCATCCGCGACAGCAAGTTCGCTGTCACACCACCCGGGTACGGTTTTTCGATGGATCGCAGACTCGTCGACCCGAACAGGCGACCAACACCAATGTCGCTGAAGTTGCGGTACTTGAACTTCGCCTGCATGAACACAGCCCGGCGGGCCTGCATACACGCGAACACGATCCCGTTGGTTTTATAGATCGAGTTGACGTAACCCTCGAACGTGTTCGGCGCTCTCTCCACATTGTTGTGAATGGTTTGCTGGACACCAGAAGTCGAATAGCCGATCCCCTGAAATGTGAACTGCTCGACCATCGCCGCGTAGTCATCGATCGTCAGAATCTGACGTTCAGATTCACCGCTACCGAACAGATTGGACCAAAAACCCACGGGAACCCCTCACATGTACAGAGCCCACGGCTCGGATTCCTCTTCAGGTATAAGTCCATTCTCGATAGCGAACGCTCTGGCCTCATGGGCGAGAACCGCCGCCACGGCACTGTCGATCAACATGCCGTCACCACGTTTCGCCATTTTCATGTAGTGCGTCGCAATCTCGGATTCCTCACCAGGCCGGAACTTTTTCCGGTTCCCTTTCACCAGGACCGCGTTCTTCGCATGCCGGGTAAGAACCTCTGACCCGTCATGAGTGATCTCCCCAGAACTGAACGCCGTCGTGAACCGTTCGATCGCTTTATCCATACGCTGTTCAGTGTTCGTCGCGAACTCGACCACTTTGGTTTCACCGAACTCGCCAGACCATTTGTCTAGATAGTCCTGCCACCGCCACGGGTCCGCGAACATCGTCGCCACCTTGTAAGCGCCGAACACGTCCCGAATCTTCTGGTCGACCTCTTTGGAGGGAACCCGCCAGTCCTCAGAAGCGTTCTCTGGCCGCAGCCAGACACCCATCTGGAACAGACACCCATCGGACATACGCGACGCAATCAGGGCAGTGCCATCCCGGTATTTCGCGCCGTCGAACCCCAGGGCGATAGGCTCTCCGGCCTCCAGGGGTTTCCAGTCTTCCTCACCGTCTGCGGGGCGGGCTTGCAGATCCCACCTGGTCGGGTCCACAAAAACGCTCAAACCGACCACAATTTCGTTCAAGAAAAACCGGCGCCGGTCGGCCTCCAAATGCCGATTCGATTGCGCTTCGTGGACCATACGGCCCTTCACGTTGACCCAGCCGCCACGCTCACGGGCACTATCACCGTATTGGCGCAACAGCTCCGGATACAGTTCGTCAACATTCATCAGGTCGGCGACACGCTTCGGTTCGATCGTGTCTACATAGATTCGCTCGTCACCGGCATCAGCAGTGACCTGCGCTTCAGAGCCTTCAGAGGGATCCCACCCGTTCGTTAGTTCCAGCCACCGGCCGTCCATACCGGCGATGTTGCGTTTCACCGCGCCGGCAACTTTCCGGTACCCACCCTGCAACGTAAACAAATGAGATTCAGTCATCGTCAGGAACGTCATCGGCGCACCCAAACGGGCTTTCGCTGAAGTGGTGACCGGTTCGATCAGGCCACCGCGCGGTAGCTCGATCCGGGTCTGCCCGGCATCCACGCCGGTAAAGTCAACGATCGGGCCGCGGCGGATCATTTGCAGCAAAGGCCGCCACGTGTTGTCGGTCTGATCCTCCGAGGTACCCAAACAGACAATCAACGGTGTCGGGTATGGGGCGCCCACCGGGTCGCCGGCTGAATCCCAGCCATCAAACCTCGTAGGCCCGAACGCTTCAGCACAGATCATTGACGCACCGAAGGGGTCCTTGCCCCATTTTTGGACCCTGCGTAGCTGCCCGCCCGTATACCTCAAAGCATCGGGTGCGGGCCACGCCGCGGCGTGCGGGTACAACCGGTAATAGTGGACCAGGAACGTCCACATTTCGTCAGTCAACAGATACGGTTGCCCCTGCCGGTACCCGTCAGGGATTACACAATTCTGTTCAATCCATTCACCGACCTGATAACCCAAAGTCGGGAATTCGTTCTCATAGTCGGGGCCACGCCAAGGCATACCGCCTCCTCAGCCGACCGCACGAATACGCTTCCGAACATCGTTTGCGTCACGAGCTGCCCGACGTTCCGCCAACTCATCCGGGGCGATCTCCCACAACAAAAGCCGCATCGCTTTGGGTGTCAATCCGAGCCGATCTTCCATCGCCGTCACCTGAGCCAACAACGGCGGCGCCGCTTCAGGGTGTTCAGATGCCACCATCCACCGGCAATACCGGGCGACAGTGCGAGTCCACCCCAGACGCTCCCAAATAGTCGCCTGCGGAGTCGCCCACAGTTCTTTCCACGCTTTCTTCTCATCGGCTGTAGCTGGCTGCGACAGCGGCCACTTCGGTGCCGCGCCAGTACGCCCCTCAGACGGGAGCTTCGTCATCCCGCGTCCGCGGGAACCTCTCACCGGGTCAACCTTGGGAGGATTCGGCATTACTCACACCCCGCAATACCCAGAACATTCGTTGCCCCACAAATCAGTCTCGGCGGGGGTCTTCAACACCAGCGGCAACGGTTTACGCGAGTAATGAACAAACATCGGATCCGGTCGGGACCGCAACTGCTCATCGAAATCGACAGCATCCGCCCACTCGCCAGGCGCCTCGGCCGCCATCCGCTGAAACTCGCCGGCCGACTTAAACGGGCACGCGATACAACTCGACCGCGGCACATCGGTAAAACCCTGCTCCACCAAAAACCGCACACAATCGGTGCGGCTCCACTTCAAATCAATCAACGGATACACATGCTCGATATACGACACGGGAGACGGTTTCAGCCGGTATGTCTCCTCCATGGAAATCCCCAGCCACATTTCCACCGTCAAACCATGCAGCGACCCGACCAGTTCCCGCACTTTCCGGCGTATCGGACGGATCTTCCAATCCATTGTGCATTTCTGTCGCATCACCACCGGTTTGTCACCGTGGAACCCGAACACCGGCATCGGCACGAAATCCCCGAGCGCCTCATCACGAAGCGCCCCTGAAGTCACCCGCTCAAACCGGATGCCCGCCCCGGCCGCGATCTTCTCCAACCGGTCCACGTTGTCGTAAACAACCTGCCGCTCCCACTGGGTATCAGCGAAAACCACCAAATCCAGTCTCGGAAGAAGACCCTTAGCCGACAACACCAACAGTGCCGACGATTGCTGACCAGCGCCCAACGACAACACCCGAAACGTCCGAGCATCAACCGGTTTCCGTTGCTGGTCACGACGCCGATCCACTCGACACGAAGGACACCATTTCGGGGCCGGGCCACGCGACCCCTCACGCTCGAAAACACTTCCGCAGGTCACACAATCAGTCACGGTCACCGGCCTTATGGGAACTGTCTAGATTGCGAGAGAGA